ATGATGCCGAACACAGATTTACTCCCTTCCCTGCTTTCCAAGCTCTACGAGAACCAACTCGCCCTCGAAGCCGCCATTTTGGAACTTTCGAATTGGGTGGGTCAGCACGGTTCTGCCGAGGTTGCTGATAACGTCCGCGGCGCGCTTTTCACCATCGGCCACAACGAAGAATTCATAAAAATGACCCTGGCGGTTTTGCAGGCTCCGGAATGAGCTCTACTTGCAGGCAACAGTCCATAACTGGTCCAGTTTGGTGGTATAGCTTTGACTCATCATCTCCCGACGCATCCCCCAGTCGGGGTTGGTCGGCACGCTGGCAGACCGAAGCGTACCTCTGCCCCACCGCTCGTTGATCTGATCAAGCACGGTCATTACACGGGTTGCCTCGGCCGCCTGCGATATAGCGAACAGATCGTCCGTGTATTCTCCTGGCTGACACAGGTTGAGCAGCATTACCTCGGCCTTGCTGTATTTGAAGCCCGGTCGGAAGATCCTATCGAGCGCATCGACAGCGGCTTTCGTGAGCAGGCGCACGTCATCGGTAGGGTACGGCATATCGACCACCACGCCGTTGGCATACTTCGCCTCCTCGGGGTTGAACATCCCTGTGCGAATGCAGACGCGGACCTTCTTGCAAAGAGAGTTCTGGGCGCGGAGCTTTTCCGAAGCCCGCATCATGTAGGTGGCGACCGCCTCCTTGATGGGGGGCAGCTCGGTCAGGCGCTTGCCGAACATCCGACTGCAGCAAATTTCTTGCTTCGGCGGGTCTGGCTCGTCCAGTTCCAGGCAGGACGTACCGGCCAGTTCTCGGGCCGTCTTCTCGATCACAACGCTGAATTTTTTGCGTAGCGTCCAGGGATCTGCTTTGGCAAGGTCCATAGCTGACTTGATGCCCATCGCATCGAGGTGCAGTTTCATTTTTCGGCCCACACCCCACACTTCCGATACGTCAGTGTTGCGCAGCACCCAATCGCGCTTGACCGGATCGGTGATATTCACCACCCCGCCGGTCTGCGCCTGTAGGCGCTTTGCGGTGTGGTTGGCCAGCTTGGCCAGGGTCTTGGTGTTTGCAATGCCGACGCCGACGGGGATACCAGTGCAGCGCAATACCTGTGCCCTGATCTGTCGCCCCAGGGCATCCAGCCCCGATACACCCGTAAGGTCGGCGAACGCCTCATCTATGCTGTAAATCTCAACCGCAGGTACCAGTGTCTCGATCAGCGTCATCACGCGCTCGCTCATATCGCCGTAAAGCGCGTAATTCGAGGAGAAAGGCACGATGCCGTGCTGTTTGAGCTTGTGCTTGATTTGGAAGTACGGCTCGCCCATTTTGATAAATGGCTTGGCGTCATAACTCCTAGCGATCACACAGCCATCGTTGTTGCTCAGCACGACAATTGGTGTTTTGGCCAGGTCGGGCCGGAATACCCGCTCGCAACTCGCATAGAAGCTGTTGCAATCGATAAGGGCAAAGACCGGCGGGTTAGACATGACTACGCACGGTGCTGGTGATCACGCCCCAGATGGATAGCTCGTCACCTTCGAGGATGTAGCGCGCTGGGTACTTAGGGTTTTCTGACAGCAGGATAACCTCGGCCCCACGCTTGCACAGGCGCTTGCACATCGGGTCGTTATTGAGCAGGGCCACGACTATATGCCCGTGAGCTGGCTCAATAGAGCGGTCCACAACAGCCAGGTCGCCCTCGAAAATGCCAGCGCCTTGCATGCTTTCGCCGGTAATGGCGATCAAGTAAACGTGAGGCGCGCGGATATTTAGGACCTCATCCAATGAGATGTGCTGCTCGATATGGTCGGCTGCTGGTGATGGAAACCCAGCTGGCACCCGAAACGAGCAGAAAGGCAGCTTCGTGCCGCCTTCGGATATAGGGCCTAAAATGGTGAAGCTCATGATGCAGCCTTTTACACGAACTGTATGAATGTACAGTTAACTTTGCAGAAGGCTTGTGGTCAATTTTTCTGTAGGGGATTTCGACAGACGGAGCGGCGCCTATGTGCGGAAGGCTTTCACAATACAGCGGGATTCATGACTTCGTTGCGGCGCTAAGCATGCCCAATGCTCTGGCGAACTCCTTGGGCGACGAGCCGATAGAGCGATACAACGTGGCGCCGACGACCGCCGTGGCGCTGCTACGCCTGCAAGGCGAGTTGCTGCACGCCGACCCGGTTCGTTGGGGATGGCGACCGCATTGGGCCAAGGACCGCGCCGCGCCGATCAACGCGCGTGTGGAAAAGGTCGCCCACGGCCCCTTCTTTCGGGCGATCTGGCCGCACCGAGCAATCACGCCTATCGACAACTGGTTTGAGTGGGTGGATGAAGGAAGCCCCAAGAAGCAGCCCTACTTGATCCGCCGGCGGGATGGTGGGCCGATATTCTGTGCTGCCATCGGCCAACTGCCGGATGCCGATGAAGGCCCAGGCGAGCATGACGGTTTTGTGATCATCACCGCGGACAGCGCCGGGGGCATGGTGGACATTCACGACCGACGGCCCGTAGTGCTGACGGCTGACCTCGCCCGGGAATGGCTGAATCCTGCCACGCCTAAAGAGCGCGCCGAACAGATGGTGTTGCACCAGGGCGAGCCGACTGAGGTGTTTGAGTGGTTCAAGGTTGACACAGCCGTTGGTAACGTCAGAAACAAAGGCCGCGAATTGATAGTGCCTATCGCCTAGCTTAGGAGAAATACCAAATCACAGATATGACGGCGACCACCCAGCAAAGGGTGAGCAGAAATGAAAGGCCTGCGAGCCGCTTATCCATGATGCCCTGTCGCCCCCCCTCCGATGATCGCGATACTAGAGTGCCGTGAAAGAGTAGTTCAGCGCGATCAGCGCGCAATAGCCCTGACATATGCCTGGCACGCACGTAAGGCGATTATGGCGTTGTCCCCTTCGTCGGTGATGGCGACAATTCGTTGCGCATGCGCTGGGTCAAGTTGGGCTCGGCGGGCTGCATGAACCACGCCGGCGGCGCCGGGGGTGGCAGGCACGTCGCAGCGACTGGCTGTGTCCGAGGCGTCGAGAAGGACTGACAGCCGAACATCAGCAGTGGCAAGACGATCACGCAGAGCAGCTTGGTGGCGTTGGGCATTGGATAGTTCCTGAGCGTGTTGTTGGTCCTGCACCGCAATCTGCGGCTCGGTGACCAGGCGCTTTTCCTGCTCGGCCTTCTGCTGCCGCCAGGCCTCGCTGGTGATGGCGTCGAGCTGGATATGGTGCGCGGCGCTTTGCGCGGATAGCTGTTCCGAAAGCTGCTTGCCCAGGCGCCAGTCCTGAATCTGCCAGGCGCCGCCGGCGGCACTCGCCATCAGCAGCAGGATCAGCGCGACCAGGCCGGACAGCTTCTGCACCGGCGTCATGCCAGCACCTTCAGCGCTTTGTCGTACAGCGCCTGGCGGTCGGCCTGTCCGGTGAGCCCACCATTGATGCGCTTGGTGATCTTCTCGAACTGCCGCTGATCCGCCAGCGTGTTCAGGCCCTTGGTGGACCAGAACCAAGCCGCTGACATGCCGGCATGCTGCGGCATCTCGAGCAGCTCAGGCTTGTTGATCAGGTCCAGGCCCAGGGCCTCGCCGCAAGCGGCATAATTGGCGCGCCCGGTGACCTGGATCAGGCCGCGCCCACGGTACTTGGAACCGTCCCCCTTCACGGTGTTGCCCAGATCAGCCCGGCCTTCGTATCCGGCCTGCTGCTTCGTTGGCCCCCAAATCTCCCGCACGTATCGCAACTGGCCCGACTCATGCCCGACCTGGGCGATGAATGCGGCGATGCGCAGCGGGGTCACGATCGCGTGCCGGCCCATGGCCGCATTCAGCACAGGAACAAAAACGCCGGCATTGCGGCCGGCGCTTGGGAGTATCTGCAGCAACTGCTGCTCGGTGATAGGCATGCTTTTCTCCAGGCGAAAAAAAGCCCGGCGCAGTGGCCGGGCTCGGTGCTTTCGTTTAGTTACTGTTCGACTGCTTTATATAGCCTGAACAAACGGGCGGCGTACATTGCGTGCCCTAAGTCGTTCGGGTGCCACTGCACGCCGACATCAGTACCATATCCATGCGCCTCGGGAATTTGTGCGATATCCCGGACCGACAGGTATTCAAGCGACTCTTCAATGGCGACGTTATACATCTCTCGATCAACCGCGGCAGCATCTGGGTCCGAGTATTCACCATTTTTATTAAGCGGTACTAATGCCCATGGGCCAACAGCGATTACCTTTGGCTTGCTGGGCAAGGCCCTAGACATTCTAACGAGCGTGGCGAACTGGCGATGAAACAAGACAGGATCGCTTAGAGCGCTGTCATGCTCCCCGATTTGGATCACAACCAAGTCAGGACTTGTGGTTTGAACCATCGGCATTCCTGCGACACGGCTTGCAACTGATCCGCCACCGCCATAGGTATGAAAGCACGCAACCACTTTTTGTTTTCTGTCTTTTGATATTTTTGCCGACAACAGGGTGACAAAATCGGACTTTGGCGAAGACGAGGCCATGCCTGAGACATGCGTCCAATTCAAATCTTTCACAGTCGATGGGTTAACAGCGTGGCGAGTAATGCTGTCACCGACAAATAAAACCCGGTAGGTTCCTTTGACTGGCTTAGGGCAATACACGTTCTCATCAAGCTGGCTCTTTTCAGCCAGGGCCACAGTAGACATAAGCATCATAAGCATCAAAACTGCGTTGCGCATCGGAACCTCCGTATTCGAGGCATGCATTGTACATAGCTCGCCTCACAAATCACTGCTCGCTTGCGAGCCACCTCAGCAGATTACTGCCGTTTTCCGCTGTTCATCTCGGCGAATGGCGCCAATAATGATTTATGTGTCGTCATAGGCGTGGGCTAGGCTCGCTCGTAGCCTCCGCTCAATCAAACAGAAAAGGATGCATTTACCATGAGGCACCAGCCCACAGACTCGGAAGAAGCTGAAGCAATGGAAGAAATGTTCAACCTTGACGGCAACGAAAAACCCATGACTCTGAGGGTCGGATTAATTTTTATTTGTTTGGTGGCGGCAGGCGTCACTGCATGCTACTTCGGCGGTCTGTTCGAATAAAGTCTAAAGCCACGAAGTCTGGGCCGATGCGCCTGCCATTGCTCTCTCCAGGCGAGAAAACCGCACAAGGCGGCTGGTGATCTGCTCCAGGGTTTACGCGGGGACGTGCGGCCACTCAATCGTTTGAGGGTAATCCGGTTGTTCGGGAACTCGGCTCAGCGCCACGCGGTATTTCTTCCACGCCTTCAGGGCGGCCATGCCTGCATCGGTGGCTTCGTCGACATCAACCGCATCCTGGAGCGGCGCGATGGAGTAATCCGCGATGGCCCGCAGGCGCACGATCTCTGCCTGGGCGACCTCCACTGGATCCACCACGACTGGTGGCAGCGGCGGTACTTCCTCCAGCGGAATATCGGGAACGAGAATATGAAGCGTGACCATCGTTTTCAGATCGTAGGGCTCGCCATCCATGGTGACGGTCACGATCAAAAGGCCTTCAGCGAAAACGATATCGACCTTCGCGGTGTTCTCCGAAGGATGCAGCGAGTATCCCCAGCCCTGGTCCAATGGCGGAAATGGAACCATGCCCAGGGTGCCGGTGACGCAGTACACGCCCACACCGGACCGGTAGCTGTCCACATCCTTGCCACCGAGCGATGTGATGTCAAACAGGGCACCGGTTTCGCCCACGATGTTGATTGCTGCTCTTGCCATGATTAGATCGCCTTGAGGGTGCCGTCTTGGGCACGGGTGGTGTTCGTGGTGTCGTATATCTGCCGCCAGCCCAGAGACACACCGCTTGCGTTCACCTGACGCCAGTACAGGCCTGCGGCGGTCTGGTACACGCCCGCGACAATGTCCATTGCCCACAAACTATTGTCCGCAAATCTAGAACGAATCCCGACGGAGTTAGGAGAACCAGGTGCCCCGCCTGTCGTGGTGCCGTCCAAGTAGGAGGTAAACCGACTTCCATCGACTGCAAATGATGAGTTGCCCACCACAGCCGGCGACGCCGCAACCTCAAGCAGGTTGCCCGTTACGACGCCCACCGAACGTGTAGCGGCCGAGCCAAGCCCGAGGCTAGTTCGGGCAGTTGCGGCATTTGTAGCCCCGGTCCCACCGTTTGCCACGGGCACAGTGGTCATGCTCGCGACCGGGCCAAGGCCGGCCAGGGTTGCGCCCCACTGTTGCACCATAAGGTTGACTGCATCAGCCAACGCTTTGGGATAGCCGTTCACGGGGACGATGCCGTAAGAGGCTCCGGCAACAGTAGCGCCACGATAGGCCGGGATGATTGACACAGACACGTCACTGGACGGGTTGCCGACTTGATAGATTCCGCCGTCAGGCCCGACAAACATATCGCCAGATCGGCAGTTAGAAAACTTAGTGCCGACACCATTCACCACGGCGTTACCGTTAGTGACTGTTACCGTTCCTTCTGTAAACCAAGATGGCATAGGTTTCCCCATAAATTGATAAATTATATCGAACATACCGCCGGATACTACTGAGCGATCCTGCCGATCATCACAGTTACACCTGTAACAACTGCGTTCTGTAGAGATATCATCCCGAGAGTAAGTATCCTACTGGGGTAGTTCCACATAGCTGCAATCTGTCGATTTGCGGTGCCTGCGGCAATTGTGACCGCTTGCATGCACAAATTGTTTATGAGCATGTACTCGTTTTCATTCAGATCAAACTGAGAGTTGAAGTAGGTTATCGTCAACCCCTGATTGGTAGTGCTGCTGCCTGCGTAAGTCCAAGTGTTACTTGCCCTGACAAATTGAGCGGCTGGCGTCCCCGTATCGAAAAGCAATTTTCGGTTTGCATCACGAAGCCTTGCACCGAAGGTGGACAACGGTTGCGCCACGTACCCAGCAACGAACCACCGACCCACCGGCTTGATCGTATACATGTTAAAGATACGCACCCTAAAACCGGTCCAGTTGCCCGCAGATCCAAATATTTCAAGGTTACTCATCCCGATGATGCCGTTTGCACTATCGGGCCTAATGAAAACAAGGGGCTGTTCCTGAGTTGTGATGGGAGAAGGGAAGTACGTTGAAGATGAGTTTCCATCCTCTTCGGTTCCCACATACCTCCCCTTGTACATAACAACAAGTCTCGAATATTCTGAATCAAGTACTATTCGATTGTCGTCTCCTGCCTTAAACACAAGGCCATACGATTCTGCCATATCATTTAAACCTCACAACTGTCAGTCGCTGCCTCGTAATAGTAATGGCCGAGGTGTTGTACGGATCGCCTTTAATGGTTCTCCAAACTCGCACCATCCCATTTAGAACCTCCGGTTCTACCTGCGCATCATATCGAGAATCGACCGCTTGTATTGGCGTGGGAAAAGCAGCGGCGTTTTGCGGTGTAATCCCCGGAATCGGTATATCTATAAACTTTGCCCCCCATGTTTGAGGGGTGATTATTTCGGAGTACACGACCCTCATTGTGAAGGACGTTTCATCAAGTTCAACAAGGCCAGTAGCCCCCTTGATCCTCATTCCGAACGTCATACTGAAGTCCTCCCGACCACAACCCGGTCGACACCGCCCGCATCAAACACCGTCAATCCGTCGTTATTGAGCAACGATGAGCCACCAGTGCCCGCGCTTCGCAGCGTGAACGTACCAGCAGGAATATTGATTTCCAGAAGGGGGCGCCCAAGCGAATCCACCGTAGGCGAACGAAGCACCATGCCCAGGATAATTTCTTGAATGATCGCCTTGCTGATGATCGCCGTGTTGAAAACAGCCTGGCCATTCTCGATGACGAACATCGGATCAATCTTGCCGTTAACCTCGTTAACGACGCCGAACCGCTGGGCAAAAATCAAGAACTCCGACTGCTCTCCGTTCGATCCAAACGCAAGCCCCGACACCACCTTCCTCCCATCCACGATGGTCTGGGCCTTCATGGTGGTCTGTGCCGACACTCTCCCGTCCAGCCGGACAACCGTCTCGCTCACCGCCTGCACAGAAGCACTCGTCTGCCCGATGCTCGACTGCAGCGTTTCCGAAACCTTGGCCTGGGCCTCGATTTCAGATGCTCGCACCTTCTTCTCAGTGCTGATGGCTGCGGTCGACTCCCAGGCCTTGATAGCGCCCGCAAGATCGCCAGCTCCATCGTCGCCACGGACGGAAGCCCGTAGCGCCTCATTGCTCGACGCCTGAGAAGTGATCTTTCCGTCAAGGTTGGTAACCTTGCTATCGAGGCTAGTGATCGCCTGGGCATTGCCGATCGCCTTTTGATCGATCGCAGAAAGATCGCTTTTCAATTGGGTGATCTGCGCCGCAGACGTCTCGCGGTTGCTGGCCACCACCTGCTCAAGAACGGTGAGCGACGACCTGTTATCGCCTACCTGCGCACCGAGGGTGAGCAACTGCTGAGCCATTGCATCGTTTTCGCTGGCTCGCGTTTTGCGCTCGACCGCCAAATCTGCCGTCGAAGTCCAGCCCTTGATTGCGTCGGCCAGATCGCCGGCGCCGTCATCACCACGAGCAGCAGAGCGCAACGCCTCCACAGAGGTGGCGGTAGCCTGCACTTTTCCGTCGATCTCTTCGATCGTGGTTTCGATGATCTTGACCTGAGACACCAGTGCATCGGTGGTCTCAACGATGGTGCCGATATCGATCCAGTAATCAGCGTCGGGCGGCGTCGCTCCCACCGGCACAGGCCCTTTCGCTTGGTACAGTCGCTGATCAAGCCGGACAATGTCACCCTTCACATATGGCTTAGCAGGGTCGTAGGCCAGAGCGTCGTTCACCTGATCGATCAGGTCTTTCAGCTCCTGCTTGGCTTCCTCAAGGCGTTCATTTACGGACCCTGGCCCATCGCCTGTAATCAGCTCGATCTCTTCGCGCAAACTCTGGTACAGGGCGCCCTTACCGATCTTATCGGCGTAGTACGCCTCATAGTCGCTCTCTTTGTTGCTGGCCTGGCCATTGACTGCACCAGGTATCGGCCAGAACGGACCGACGTTGCCTGTCCGGTCCACCAGGCGAGCCCAGAAGAACAGGATCGCGCCAGGCAACAGGGCATGCATCTCATGCTTCGCCTGCGGATAGCTGAAGTCGCTCAGCTTGATCGCGGTGCTCAGGTCGGCCGACTGGCTGTACCAGATCTCCGTCCGCTGGGTGTCCTCTGCACCTGGTGGAAAGCCCCATTGAATGCCGATGCCATAGACCAGGCTGGTGGTGGTCAGGAACGACACCGCCGGCGGCGCCCCGGTTTTCCCTTCCAGGTTGGTCAGGGCCGAGGTTTTCGGGATCGACGATACGTTGAGGGCGCTTACCGCCCTGACTCTCGCCATGTACTGACCCGAGTAGATTCCGCGAACGTCGGCCATCAGTTCAGCGGTGCGTGGCAACGGCACCCACTCACGTGCGCCCCACTTCCACTCCACGTCATAGGCGACCGCACCCGGGGCTGCATCCCAGGCGATAGACATCACCGTGACGGCGATGCCCTGCTCTATCACGACGTGCTGACTCAGGATCACGCGCGCCGGAGCATCCTGCGTGCCCACGGGGATGCCGGTGATTGGCCGGGTATCCACCACGGCACCGTTATCGATCGCCGGGAACTTGCTCGGATCGTGTTGGATTACCTCGAGCTGGTACTGGTGCCACTCCGGCCGCGTGACGTTGCGGACGTAAAACTGCATCAGCTTCAGGTCTTCGTAATCAAGGATCCAGCCGCTCTCTGGCGCCGGCTGCTCGCTGAAGTCAGCCATCACGGTAACGGCGCGGCCGGCCACCGACTTGACCACCCGGGCTTCGGACTTCCCACTGGGCAGGTTTACCATCAAACGAGCGCCCACCGGAACGACGGTATCCCGGTCGAGGTTCACCACACGGCCGGCGGCCGCTGAGATGCGCCCACCGTTGTTTCTGCCCACCAACATCGGGTCTGCCACGGCGATGACCTGCCCAGGCTTTGGAATTCCGCCGTCCAGGCCGACACGGAACACACCTCCCTGGGTTTGCAACTTTTCTGTCAGCGCCGCCCACTGGCCTGCGCGCTGGGCCTGGCCCTGGGAAGTGCAGGCAATAGCGCTTACGGCCGTTTCGCGAACGATGCCGCCGAGTTCGACCATCGCCTCATCGTCAAAGACCGGCTCTTTGTCGGTTTCAAACCCCTGCTCTGGGTTGTCCCAGGCCACCATGTACAGCGTGTGGCGATCTCGCGCGCGGGTGCCCTCGTACTTGATGGCGCCGTTGTTCAGGACCTGCGTTTGGTTGTAGGTGTACACCGGGTCGCCGGGCATATCGGCGTTGACCACGATCTGGCTCCCGTCCCAGTAGGCCAGGCCGTGAAAGATCGATGCCAAATCCTGCAGCACCGCGTAGGCCTCGGCCTGCTTTTGCAGGTACAAGTTGCAGGTGAAGCGCGGCTCCATGCCGCCCTTTCCGTCCGGCACCATCTGGTCGCAGTACTGCGCGATGCGGTAGAGCGACCAGCGATCAACCATCGTTGCATCGATGCGATCGCCCAGGCCGTAGTAAGGGTGCAGCACCAGGTCATAAAAGACCCAGGCCGGGTTGTTGGTGTAGGCCTCCTTGAATGTCCCGTCCCAGATGCCGTTGCTGGTACCGGTGCCCGACGTCGCGTAAGTGCGAGTCGACGCGTCATAGTTGCTCGGCACGCGGACAATCCGGCCGCGCATCAAGACCGCGATCTTGGCGATATCGCCGCCGAATGTCTGTGCGTCGTACTCAATAGCGCTGACCGAGGTAAGTGGGTATTCCTGATCGCTGTCGACCACCTCGGCGATCGCCTTGACCACCATCTGGTCAACCACCAGATCGGAGTTCGCGTTCGGCGTGAGCCGGCGAACGCGAACGGTCCACCGGTTGCCGTCTGGCAGTTCCAGGCGGTGAGCCCGCTCATACTCGGTGACGTTCTTCCGGTCGACGAACGACAACAAGGCCTCCACGTAGGGGCCACCGTCAGTCGCAATATCCACGGCATAGTCGATGCGCACGCCGTTGATGTTGCCGGCGGCGTCCTGGCTGCGGAGTGCTGGCCAGCTCAGGCGGATTCGAACCGCGTCAGCGACCTTGTTCGTGACGGTGTGCAGCCAGGGAGTGCCAAAGATCAACTCCTGCTTGACGTCGATCTCGTTGCTGGCTTCAGTGATGCCTTGCAGCCGCTCCTGATTGAGCTCGCCGTTACGGAACTGCCATTTAACGCTGGGGTAGTTGATGGTGCCGTCTTCGTTCTGGATCGGTGTTCCGTCGAGCTTGACCGAACGCAACCCATTGACCGGGCCAACGATGGGGCCCCAGCTCCACATGTAAACGATGCGCGCGGTGGATATCGAAGGCACGCTGTTCTGGGCGATGCTGGGCTTTTTTTCTTTGGCCTGGCCGCCCTTGCTGCCGTGCACGGCGCGGCGCTTGGGGGTGATTGCGCGGGGCGCCTTTTTTGCTACTGCGCTCATGCGCCCTCCAGAATGCAAAAACCCGCCGAAGCGGGTTGTGGTAGTGGCTGGATCAGATGTTGTCCTGGGTGTAGATCCCACCCGACTCCACCGCGCCGCCGATCTCGCGCTCCCCGTACAGCAATGGGTATGGGTTGCCCTGGGCAATGGTGGTGACGGCGCCGCCGAAACCGTAGCTTGGGTTGTTGCCGTCGTCGTTCTGGTTGTCGGTGGTGGCCGTGGTGGCCGGCGAAAGCATCTGAACCATACCGCCCAGGCCTACCGCCGCGCCGGCGGCCAGCAAGCCCATACCCAAGGCCGAAGATGTGCCGCCGGTGAACAGGCCGCCTACGATCAGCGCAACGCCGAGAATGGTCTGAAACAGGCCGGCCTGCTTGCTGCCCTGGATGATTGGCTGAATCCGAATGTCGCCTTCGGTCCGGCCAACCATTTCGAGCTCTTCGGTACCAATGTTTCGCTCGTCGACAAACACCGCGAAGACCATGCCGCGCTCTTCGGCGCTGCGCATGTACTTTTCGAAGCCAGGCTTCATCATGCAGAGCGCGGTCATGGCGTCGTGGATGCCGTACAGATCAAGCTGGTATTCCTTGCCGAACTTCTTGCCCAGCACCCCGCCGAGCTTGATGGTGCGCATTGTCATGGGCGGTAGTCCTTGTGCCGGAGGATCAGCTGAACGCGGCTGGCCATCGACCAGCCGTAGATCTCGCGCGCCGCCGGGCGGCCGGCCATGTGGTGATAAATGAACGGGCCAAAGCCGCCGAGCGCCGGTGCTGGCTCGCTGTTCAAAGCTGGCTGGTCGCCGAGGTAGATGGCGGCGTGGTTGGGGAAGTAGCATTCCCGGCCCGGTGTTGGCACCTGCAGCACCAGCATGTCGCCGCGCTGCGCCTCGCTCACCTGGTAGAAACCAACAGCCGCGAAGTTGTCCTCGTAGAGGCTGGGTCCGTCTTTCTGCTCCCACCACAGGTCGGTGCGCTCGAAGTTCGGCAGGTCCAGGCCTGCCTCGCGCGCGTACCAGTCGCGGCAGGCTGCCCAGCAGTCCAGCAGGCCATGGGAGAAGTCGCGGCCCAGCAGCGGCGCCTGGAAGCCCGATGGCTTGAACCACTCGAAGTCTCCGCCCGGCCAGCCCACGATGCCCCAGGGCAGTTCGTGCAATTCGCAGCTGACGCGATCCGCCATGCTCGGCGTGGGCGCCTTGTCGGGGTGGCTGTGGATGATCGCCAGCACTTCGCCGCGATCCTCGGCGGCCGCCATGTCCTTGTGATCAATCTGGAAGTGCTCGCGCGGCGTCGTGGCCAGATTCGCGCAGGGCACGTACTCCCGGCCGGCGGCCGACTTGATCAGCACGCCGCAGGCTTCAGCGGGGTAGACACGCTCCGCGTGTGCGCGAATCTCGTCCTGTAATTTCTGGTTGATACGCATGGCTACCTCGAAGTTGCGATAAGGCTCGCGCCCATGGATCCACCGAAGCGGCGGGTATTGCCACGAATCTTGCAGCTGCTCCACCAGCCGCCGCAGCGGTCCAGGGCCGGGTTATCCGTGGGCTGATTCTTCTTGTCGAACATCGCGGTGCCGGTATAGGCGCAGGCCTCCTGCCGGTAACCGCCACGGCAAGCCCATCTGCACAACTTGGTGATCTGCTGGGCGGGCAGCATCTGCCCCTCCATGTCGGTGGGGCTCGACAGCGCGAACGTCACCGAGATGCTGGGCAGCGCCTCTGGCTTCTGCTCGATAAACCAGAGGTTCGTCCTGCTCTGGTTGCTGGCTTCCGGGTTACCCTCTGGGAAGTTCGCCGCATCCAGGAAGTGGCGGAACGTCTCGATGACCTTGACCCTCGAGCCGGCCAGGTCGCGGAACTGGAAGCACAGCGCGGTGATTGCGCCGCGCACCCCGCCGAGCTCGTCATCCACCTGCAGCGTGGGCGTGGCAGGCCTGCCGTCGCCGCGGATGTCAAAGCCCTTGGCCTCGATCTGCAACGGCGAGTACAGCTGGCCCTGCCAGATGATGTCGCCCTCATGGGCGTGGCCGTGGAATCGCCAGATCGTGGCGCCCAGACGTGTAGCGTCCAGCTCGTAGAGCCTGATTTGGTTGCCAGGCTCCAGCTTTTGAAGGTCGGAGTTGTAAATCATGTGGCCCCACAAACAAGAAGTCCCGCACAGGGCGGGGCTCGATAAGGGTTAGGGGCTGGGGTTGAAAACCTGCTTCACCGAGAAGGTGACGGTGTAGATGTTCGCGCCCAGCGCTTTCTTCTTGTAGCCGTTGGTTCGGTACCAACCTTCCGGTTCCCCGGGCGGCGAGTAGCGGAAGGCCTTGTAGCCTTCGTGTCGATCGAGGAACTTGATCAACTCCGGCAATTCCTCGCCGGGATAGTCCTCGCCGGTGTGCACCAGGTTCCAGGACTGGCTCTTGGTGTTGATGCCAATCCCCCCGGCCTGGGCCATGCCATCGCCGAACTGGTTCTCCCATGTGCGCTGGCTGACATCGCCGTCGGCACCGACCTCAACGTCAAAAGTAAATGTCTCAGCCATCAACGCCTCCACAGCCGGCCGCCCTGACGCATCTCTGCATCCAGGAACTTGCCCATACGTGCCTCCAATGCAGCCCCGATGGAATCACCCTGCATCTGCGCATCCTGACTGCTCATGCCTGGCTGGGCCTGAACGGTGAATGGAGCGTTGAAGACGATCTGCGTGGGTCCGCTTGGCGCCGGATCAGCAGAAGAACCGACCAGCGCAGCCCGGCCATTGCCAGCCGATTCCAAGCTGCCAACCCCGATACGTGCAACGGGTTGGGCACCGCTCAGGCTGTTGTCGATCCTGGACAGCATTGCATCCAATTTCGCGCTGGTTTGAGCAGTGGTCACCCGCTCGCCCTTTTGCAGGAACCAGCTGCCGTCTTCTGGAACCGAGTCGATACCGTCGTGCGCCATACCCGAGAGGGCAGTCATGCCAACCGCCTGCGCCAGGGGGCCAGTGACGGTCAGTGCTGTGGCCATAGCGGCAGGCGCAGCTGCTGGCCCGATGATCGGAATAGCCGCCGTCGACGCGTACGCGTTGAGCCCGGCCTGGAGCGACATCGCCGCGGCATTCGCCCCCAGCGTGGTTGCGGCCCCTGCTTGGGTTGCCTTGCCAACGAGCAGCTGCACACCCTGGTAGATCAACCACTGCGCCGCCATGTCGCCCAAGGCCTTGAGCATCGACTTGGCGAAATTGCCAACCATGTCACCCAGCGCGTCGTCGGCATCCTCCGCACCGCTGGCCACATCGGCGAAGAAAGTGCCAAGCCCGCTGGTTCCTTCTTGCAGCGCCGTGATGGTGATGTCCGCAGCCTGGGCCGAGTAGTCGCGGGCGGCATCGGCGTAGTTCGCCCACGCCTCATTAACGCCGTTCATCCAATTGGCTTGCTGCTCGTCAGTCGCGGCGTAGAAGTTCTCCTGCGCCAGCAATCGCTTGTTCAGCTCGTCCTGAAGAACTTGAGTTTGGCTGGCGTATAGCTCGGCGCCGATCTGCCCGGTATTCCGCTGCTCGTTGAGTGCGACCACGTCCGCAGCGTATTTCTGCCGCATGGCCAGGTCGGCACGCATCCTATCCCTGGCCTTATCCCCCATGCCGACGCCGGCCAGTTCTTGGTCAAAACCATCCTTCGTTGTCTGGGTTGTCAGAGCCTGGGCGTTTTTGAAGGCCGTCAGCTTAAGGTCATCCTCATTGGCCTTCTTTAGCTTGTTCAGCGCATCCAGCTCGGCAGCCATGCCCATGAGCTTTTTCTTTTGCGCCTCGCTCAGCTTGCCAAGCTTGCCTTCCTGCAGCTCGAAGGAAAGCTTCATGACCTCTGTGGCGTCTTTCTGCTTGTCGCCGGTGGTGTTGATCAGTTCGATCTGACGCTTGTAGCCTTCCTCAGCCGTCTCGAAGGACTTCAGTTGCTGCTTGGCGGCAGACTCGGTGGCACTGGTGTTCTTTTGTTTGGCCTTTGTTGCAGCGTCGTCTGCCGCTTTCTGGGCATCCTTGGCGGCAGCCGCTGACCGGATGGCAACAATCATCTCTTCTGTTAGAAGCGTGTTCTCTGAGATGAACCGATTGGCCGCCGCGAGAGCCGTCTTGTCCTGGGCTGCGCCTAATTGCTTCTGTAAAAGTTCGAGATATTTTTGACCGACACCAGCCGCCGCAGCCTTTGCTGCGGCATTTTCTAGCTCTGACCTGGTATTTTCATCGGTCTGACCGGTGAGCTCAGCCAGTGCGGTCCTGAGCTTGGCGATTAACTCGGCCTTCTCGGCTGCGGCCCCGCCACTTTTTTCAAGTGCGTCTGCCATTTCGGCAGTCACTCCGGGAACTTCGCGCACCTGGTCGGCAACAGCCTTCCAGTCAACAACCATACCGGCCGACTGGTCGGACGATGCCTTCTTGATGATGTCCATTGCCGACTGGAATTCCGGCGGCAAAGGAGCGATGCCAGCCATGAACCCAGAAGCACCGGCGAGGCCAGCATTGGTCAGGCTGCTCTGAAACTCAAAGGCGATCGAGCCGGCGGCCGTGGTCAAATCGCCCTCGGCATCCTCAATGGAGGCTTTGAGTTCGCGCAGCGTGACCGACTGAGTTGCGCGATTGAGCTTGTTGAATCGCTCAACGAGCTTATCAAGGGGGTCCCCCAGATCGCCCAGTTTCTCTTCTAAAACGCTTGTATTGTTGCGCAGAGTCAGGAAAGCAGTCGCGGCGCCGATCGCGAGCGCGGCTACGCCTACGGGGCCACCGAGCATACCGAGGAGACCGAAGCCTGCACGACTAACACCGGTCTGGGCAGCGGCAACGGCGTTAGTGGCGCGCGTCTCCGCCAGTCTTGCCTCGGCCAGTTGAAGCGACATTTGAGTCTGGACTGCGGTACCGCGCGCTGCGATCGCTTCCTTCTCGGCCAAGAAAACCGAAGTCTGGGCTTTCTGCTGCTCGGCCTGCGCCACCAGCAACACAGCTGTGGCCTGAGCCTTTCTGGCGGCAACGTCTTTGAGCGCCGAATATGTGGCTGACGCAGCAGATGAGACAGATAGGGCGCCATACCGCCCAAGAGCAGCGATGGCGGCCATGATTGCAACATCGGCGATGGTTTCGAAATTCTCACCCACCACGCCGATGGCTTTGCCAAGAACGCCAGTAAACCCAATCGTCTCGTCCAGCCTTCCGACATATACGCTGAACGCATTAGAGAGGTTTTGTACTGCATCGTGAACAGCTACGCTCATCGCATCTGCAAGCTCACCATTCGCCTTTGAAGCCTTCTGAAGACCCTCCGTCAGGATATCGAGTCCGAGCTTTCCCTGGGCGCCGAGACTTCGGATCTCTTCAGCGCTTTTACCGGTGGCTTTTGCGAGGGTGTCGACTACAGTCGGCATGGCCGCGAGAATGGATTGCCAACCGTCCGCCTCTACTTTCCCCGTTTGAAGCGCTTTCGAATACGCATCAATAGCGGCGCCGGCCTTGTCAGCTGATGCTGAGTTTGTGACAAGCAGAAAGCTGAAACTGTCCATCACGTCCAGCGCTTGGCTGGTGTTGTAACCCATTGACTTCAGGCTATCCGAGGTTCGGATGTAAAGCTCTTGGGCCTCTGCGAGCGGTCGGTATGTGCGCTTTGCGGTATCAAGCAGGCGCTGCTGCACCAGATCGTATTCGCCCACACTCGCAGTCGCCATACCGATACGATCAGACATCTGGCCGTAGGAGTCGGCCGCCTCAATGATCTTGCCAATACCAGCAGCACCAATTGCTGCAGCGAGTGCCCCCTTTATCAATCCTGAAGCATGCTGAGCCCGCTCTCCGATACGATCGAAGGCAGAATCAACGCGGCCCAAGCTTTTATCGATCTTCCCCGAGGCTTGAGCAACACTGGAATCGGCACGCGCCATTTCCTGACGCAACTGGGCGGTGGTCGCCTCGATGCGGACGAGCATCCCCTGTACGTCGGTATCAGCCATGCTTTTCTCCAGGCAATAAAAAACCCACCGAAGTGGGTTTTCTTGATGAATAAATTAAATCAGATTGTCTCGATACTCATTTTTGCTTCTTCGTCGTAAACTTGGCCAGTTCTGATATTTACGACCTTAATCCAAAAAACTTTTGTTTGGAAAAAGTAACTATCAATCTCCGATTCATGCGGACTACTGATAGTTGGCGCGTGATAGTTCCTGGCGGTCTGCACAAATCCCGGTACCGGCATCACGGTAAAATTGACTCGAATATTGTCCCGCTCGCTCTCCATTTCTTTTGCAGATATTTTCAACTTCCCTGAAACGTTGTAGAAAAATATGGTTCCAGGAGGTTTAGGGACAGGGTTGAACACTAGAAAATATCGGTCAATTTTCTGCTTCTCGATCAGCGCCGTCGCCCCGAAAGAGTTCTGTCCAGAATAGGTACCTCTAGAATACGTGTTCTCCCCCAGATCGAACGCCGGATAGTCTGTATTGGCCGCCTTCAATGCATCCAGCCCACTCTTAAATCCCCTCGCCTGAGCGTCATGCATTGAGACACGCAACGAGAACTCACCGGTAACCCTATCAAACTTGATCGATGATGGAAGAACGACCCCGTTTACGGAAAAGTTTCCAAACGAAGCCATTCTGCTAGCGAACTCAGCGTCGGTCTCATACTCCCCTCTCGGACCGCCGAGCCTTTTTATCTCCCCTAAGAGGTCCTTGGCGGAAGAAAAGCTTTTGGCTTGAACGTTTTTTCCAGCAGGGTCGAACTTTATGAACACCTCTTTTTGAGTAGGCGAAACCTGGGCGCTGCCCGCAGAAGACCGTACAGCAGGCTGTGGACCTGAGCACCCGTACAACACTGCCATTGCAGCAATCAAAATAGAAACACGCATCGCTTCACTCCCTGTATTTCAGGGAATTTACCACTGCCTGATCTCAAAAAGCACTTATTGCTACTCTCGTACTACTGAGCCTGCCTACCTGTGAGCGCCTGGCGCAGCTTATCCGCCACGGTAGACGCCGATGGCTTCTCAGACTTGGTCTTTGTCTTGCCGGTGCCAAACGGGTTGGTCATCTGCGCCCACTCGATCTTGGCATCCATGGCCAGGAACAATTCGGGCATAGGAGTGGACCAGGCAATGTGTGGCGGCCATCCAAGCCAGCCGGTGGCTACAGCGTAGAGCCGGTCGACGTAGCTGTCGTCCTCGACAGCACTTACGCCGCCGCCGGCTTTTCCTTTCCCGCATCGGGGTCTTTCGGATTGTACAGCGCCACCAGGTACGCGTTCAGTTGCACGGAAACGTTCAGCACGCCCGCCTTCCACACCAGATCAGGCACGGCCTCGGCGTCTTTGCCATTCAAGCCAGCACCACCGGCGATAATCACAGCGCAACCAACGATGCTCAATGCATTGATGGCCTGGGACGCACCGCGCAGACCGCCGAAGTGGGCCTCGATCGCACGTACGGCGCCGAGTGTAGGCGTCAAAGTGTACGTTTCGTCGCCCAACTTGATGTCGACGGTACCGTAAAGGGTTTTGCTCATGTGTCGAATCCTTAGGATTCGGGGCCGAAGCCCCGTGATTAAGCGGCGGCCGGCTCTGGCTCGATTTCGAAAATATCGGAGTTGATGCCGATAGTGACGTTCCGGCGGACGACGTTGTCAGCTGCGCCCGCTGCGACAGTGTTGTTCATAACCTTGCCGCGCATGTAAAACGTGGTCGGCAGCAATGGCGGGGTAGCGGAAGGGTCGCCGTCGTTCAGGGTGATCTTGATGTTGTAATCGCCCTTGCTGCGATCGCGGTGAGCGATCTTCAGCTTGGCCTGGCCCAGGTCGCCGTTGTCCAGGCCGACGGCCAGGGTCAGGTCGCCGGCGTCCGCCGTGCCCTTGTACTTGCGCACGCGCCCATCGCGAAGCGACGTGAAGTTCACAGAGCTGAACGTGTCGCCGAACTCGCCCAGGTCTTCTACCTCCCCGATATCGACATAGGTGTCCGCCTTATAGAGCGCTTCAGTGTTAGCGCCGTTTTTGCTGCCGATACCGATTCGGCAGCCGGCGGCTGTGTTGAGGTTGTCTTCGGCCATGGGGGTTCCTCCAAGGGCACATTGGATAAAGCCGCGGTGCGGCCGGGTGTTGGGATTAGTGAGTGGTGATGACGCGGACCGTTACCGATCCTTGATATGTGACGCCATCAGCATCGCGCTGGGCGTCGGCCTGCTCGACGCGGACCGATACAGCACGCCCGACGGTCAACGGCAGGCGGCGCTCGTCCAGAGCAGCAGCAACCTCGCCGAGGATGCGCTTCACCTCGGCCTGGCCATGGGCGTCAGACCAGACCGACAGGTAGATCAGCCGTTGCTCACGCTTCCTACCGGCAATAGGCGAGATGTTGGTGGATATCTCCCGGTCAAAGGAGACATATGGCATCGGTGAGTTCATGGGGGCGCCGTCGTAGACAGGGCATGACACCTCGGCAAGTAACCGAGCGTAGAGCGCCTCCTGCAGCGCAACAGACGGATCAGCCATTAGATAGCCCCTTGCTAGCCTTGCTGAGCGTCCGGCCTATTGCTGCCTGGATATTGGCAATCACATATTCCCGGTTCACGTCCTTTGCAGGTCGAAGCCACGGGTGCGCTGGACGAGCTGGAATATCTGGGTTTTTACCAAAGAAGTGAGTTCCATCACTTTTGTTTGTGTCGCGACGATTCCGCCCGCCAGAACGCTTCCCGCCCGTATAACCCTTAGTTCCATACTCAATGAACTTTAGGTAGAAAAATCGACTATTGTCTCGCTTTCCGCGAATACCAATCTGCGCATCAAGGCCACTTTTCGAAACGAACACTTTGAGAGCTGCCGCGGCGGCACCCGTGTCCTTCGGGACTAACTCTTTCATGGTAGTTAAGATGCGGTCTGCGGAATCAAGCATAGCCGGGGCAAGCTCGTTATCCATGGTTTGGTGGATTGTGTGGAGCATACGGCGAAGCTTGAAGTCGCCCGACATACGCGAGCGGCGGGCGGCCATACTCTACTCCTTGACCTTTCCGGCCTTTTCGGCGGCGGGCGACTCAGGAGCAGACTCAACTAGTCCGCGACCGATCAGTTCGGCGCCAAGCTTGGCGTCCACCGTGAATTCCTCGCCTTTCTCCCGGTCGCCAGCAGCGCCGGAAAGAGTGCCCAGGGCAACTACTTTCATGATTCACCTCTATGGATTGGGTACGTTTGAGCAAAGTAATCGAAGCATGTCGCGCTCATTATTGAGCAGCGCTGCACCGATCAAGTAAGTTGTGGTGACTCCTTTCACCGCGTGCACAAGACGATTGCCCGCGACAGCATCAGCCCGGGGCCGGATGCGAATCTCGGCGGTGATCACAGCTTTCAGTTGCTCGGCAACGGGTGATACACGTCCAGTTGGCACTGCGATCTCTGCCCACAGCTTGCCGATCTCGGCCCATGTGGTATCAAAGCCGCCGGATTTATTCTTGGTCAGCACCGGCTTGAACATCTTGCAAGAGTGACGCAAACGTCCAGCGCGCATTAAACCCCCCAGCCAATACGATATGGCGTTAGCAACGATCGGGATCCGCCAGGAAGCTCTGAAGAGATTGTGCCCACAACAACATCTTCTCGGTTTCCGTAAAGGTTGCCGGCAATGAGCAGGCAGGCGGCGCGAATGGTTGGATTGATCAGGATCGGGCGATCCCCTGCAGACCCCTCTGCGATCGCCACATCCAGCGCCCCCTGATCAGCGTAAAAACGACGATTCATAAACTGCGCCGCGCTGTCCTCGGCCGCAGCAAGGTACAACTCAACATCCGCACGATCGTCCTCTTCGGCTCGCAGGTGTCGCATCGCTTCATCGGTCGGAATGACGTTCATTTCAGGACTTCGGGTTGAGTGTTGTAGCCAATCCTTTGGCAATCAGAAGGCTCGCTTCATGCTTCGGTGATCTATAGCCGTCACCTCCAGCATTACGAATTTCCTTGCCGTCTAGATAGCTTCTCAGTGGATAGATGGTAATGAAGCTGTCAGCAGCGTCAGCAGCGTCAGCAGCGTCAGCAGCGTCAGCAGCGTCAGCAGCGTCAGCAGCGTCAGCAGCGTCAGCAGCGTCAGCAGCGTCAGCAGCGTCAGCAGCGTCAGCAGCGTCAGGCTGGGCGCTGGCCGACTGACTGGCAACAATTATTTGATCTGCAGTCAGCGTCTTTTCCGCTTCATTATTTTGCTGAGTTGCCTCGTTCTTTCTTGCTCGACTCATAACAATTCTCCAATCGATCCAGGCCTCCCATTGAGACCTGAACCGGTAGCAAGTTAAGGAGCAGCAACCAGAGGGCCGGTAACGAAAGCTTCTGGACGATAGACCGCGAAGGCCAATCGCTCCTCGGCCCGGATGGTGACCATGTTGTTCTCGAAGTCTTTGTCGTTCTCAGTCGAGACCAGAACCTCGATACCCATCCGATCAAAGATCTGGGCTGCAAGGCTAAAGGCGCCGGTAAGAAACTGGCCCTGAACAATTGCCTGGGTCTCAACCACCGGTAGATTCCAAAGGCGTGGCGAGGTGCCTTCCTGCGGCTTGCCAATGATGTAGCGGTTTTCACCGTCTTTGAGCAGCTCAATTGCCGCCCAGTCAATTGGGTTGAGCACAATGCCAGTAGACGGGAACTCGGCCAGGGTGGCTTGCAGCAAGGCCAGGCGGATGCGGTCGATACGCTGCTCAGCCGCTACCGTGATGCCTGCCGGGGTCACATATGCTTGGGCCTGGGGGATGATGCCGTGCAGGTTATTGCCGGTACCGTTGCCGTAAAGCAGTTGAGCCTCTTCAGCCAGCAGCAGGCCGTAACGAGCGCGGGCATCGATGTAGCTTTGCAGCGCGGCGGCGTCATCCAGAATTTGCCGGCTGCCCTTGAACAAATGGGCAATAGTGCGCACGTTCGCATTTTCGAGACCAAAGGTCAGTTCGCTATAAGGCTTGGCCAAGCCCTCGCCAACGATGGCTGCGTTGTTGGTGAAGCCCGTCTCGCGGACATATTCGACGGCGTTTGCACCAGTAGTACCCGGCGCTACCAGGTCACGAATGGTGAGTCGACGCTGGGGAGCCAAAATCACACCAACCCGTTCAGCAGGAACAAGAGCTCCGCCGGAAGCTGGTGCCGAAGTAATTGCTGCGCGCGGTACCTCGACACGTCGAGAACCTCGGAAAGAACTGCTTACGCCCTCCTCCTGCATTTTGGCAGCAACCATTTGGCCGGCAGACTGCTGAGTCTCCGGCTCGTTCGGTTTGCCTGCATTGACCAGTTTCTGCTCGGCGTCCTGCATACGAGCCTGCAGCTCCCCTTGCTTGGTCAGCAGCTCATCCACCTTGGCACGGGTTTCGGCCTGCATCTCGCCGGAGGCTTTGATTTCCTTCTCGGTCCGCTCGGCGTAAGTCTTGATCTGATCGCCGACGGCTTTCAGGTCAGACTGGGTTTGCTTCTGAGACGCTTCGATTTGGGACAGATCTACTGGCATGGTTTGTTTCCTTCAAAAATGAAAAAACCGCCACTTGGGCGGTTACTAATCGGGTTGCTGACACAGTCGTCTAGCGAATGGGAAGGAGGTCCCGTAGTGCTGACGCCTGGGTTGCGGTTTCTTCAAACGCGGATACATCAAGGGCAGCGCGAGGCTTACCCGGCACGACAGCGCGAAGCGTGTCGCCGCCAGCAGCGCTAGGCATGCCGGTCTTGATTTCGGAAATCAGTTTTCGTCGCTCACTACGCGGCATCCCTGACTTGGCCAAGGCTGCATCGAGTTTGCGCGCAGCTTGCGCTTGAGCCCGGGACTCATCCGTTGTTTCTTTGACTTCTGCCGCCGAAATTAACCCGGTGGCAAAGCCCTTTTCGAGAGCCGTGGTGCCATTCAAGTAGGTTTCGGCATCGAGCATCTTCTCAATGTCCTTTTCGTCTTGGCCGCTCGTATCGGCATATACACCGACCATAGCTTGGTCGAACTCCTCCATCGTATCGGCGAGCTCGCGGATCGCGTGTCGGTTTCCGGCGAAGTAAGTCCAGCAGTTGTGGATCATCAAGAAAGCGCTCTTGGCAATTTCCCGCTTGGCGCCGGCCATGGCAACCACTGAAGCGGCAGAGGCAGCCAAGCCCAGAACTTTCGTGGTGACCTCCTGAGAATGCTCCATCAGGCGGTTGTAAATCGCGATACCCTCAAACATATCGCCACCTGGCGAGTTGATGTAAACGGTGACCGGGTTATCGCCGATGACACGAAGCGCTGCGTCGACACGCTTTACAGTGTTGCCCTCACCCCACCAATCCTCACCAATGATTCCGTAGATAGTGATGGTGTCTGTGTCGGCCTCAAGGGCCGCTTGGATGCCTGGGTTCCACATCTCAAGTGCACGCGGCGTAATTTCACAACGCATGCTGTTCGCCTTGATTGATTTCGGCATGTTTACTCCTCGCTCTGGCCGAGCCAGCTTTTTAAGGCAGCCTGCGCGGCTTGGCCATCGGTTTTGTTGCCGAGTTGATCAATCGGCGCCAAGTTGGTTTGCACCGTGAGCACGTCGGCGTTTCCTCCGTGCCGTGGCAAATTCTCTTTGACCCTGCATTCGTCGCGGGTCATCACGCCGTTCTGGGTCATCTTGCTGTACCACTCAGCGCGCCCTGCACTGTCAGCCTTCAGGAAGGCCTCCAGCGCATACTCCGAGTAATAGGTGCGGCGCTCGACCGGTGTCAGCAGGCGCTTGTTGATACATTGCTGAATTTGGTTAGTGACCGAACTGATGCTGAACGTGAGGAATGCGATCATCTGCTGTTCAAGGCCGGTACCCCAGTTGCTGCCTGAATCCGTCTTGCCAACCATCCAGGGCGGAACACCAAACCAGCGGCAGATTTCCTCAGTGCTATAGGCCCTCGACTCCAGGAGCTGTGCATCCACAGGATTGATGCCGATCGTTTCCGGCGTGATGCCCTGTTCAAGCACGGGCGACCTGCCGGCGTTTAGGGCGCCAGACACCTGCTTGACGTAGTCACGAAACTCTTCGCGCTGCTCAGGCTTCAAAGTCCGATCAATCTTGAAAGCGACCGCGGGAAGCAAACCGTTTTTAAAGGTGCCGTTGGCAGCGTCATCAGCAGACATTGCTGACCCGAATACATCAGCACCGTAACGAATTGCCGACAGCCCCACCCGCCCATCAAGGCTGAATGCTGGAATATGCAGCATATCGGAGCGTTCAATTTTGCGACGGGGCCCTTTGCGAGGCGAATACCAATACTCAATTCTTCCATCGCCATCCAGATCCAAGTCGACCCGCGAGGGCAACAGGAAGTCCAGAGCTACAACTCGGCCACCAATTCGCAGAATTTCTGCAAAGGCATTTCCGCGCAGCAGCATTGCCGAAACCATTGCCTGCCAAAACTGGAACGCCGTCATATCCTCGTTGGGGCTGTTATGGATAACGTCATATATTGCGAAGTCACGGGCATCCTTTCTCCCGCCGTCAGCATCCCGCTGATACACCCCTAGTGGTAGACCGGCTACGGAGGTGGAGATAATACGAACGCACGCCCAAACAGCAGACAGGTGCATTGCATTATCGACCGTTACTGTCTTGCCAGAACTGGACTGCCCCCCAAGAAACTGCCCCCAGAAGCCACCATCCGTCAATTTGATCGTCTTGCCGATCCAGTCAGTGACCGAGGCGCTTGGCTTTCGCGCGGCGCTCCCAATGACTGACGAAAGAGACTTAGCCATCTGTTAGCCCCTTGCGCACGAAACCAGCGATGAGAAGTAATGCCACCGATCCCGCGAGCAGGGACCAACCTAAACCAGCAAGAACGTAAATCCCCGCGACGGCCAGGGCGAATCCGCACAGAGCGGCGGCAACAAATACGTGCAATGGATTCATACGATTATTGGATTCCGAATGGCAGCCATGAAGTCGTCATTACCCCTGCCTTCAGGGTTCAGAGCTATCAGGGTCACGGCGTTAAATAGAGCCATCAAGGGGTCGATCTTGGCCGACCCGCTGGCTTGCTTAGTGATCAGGATTGAGTTGGCTCTGGGTTCAACCTTTGCGTTACTCACGCACCAGGCCATCATCGCCTGCCCCCCGTGCTTCATACCGCCCTCGGCCAGCTTCCGCTCTGCGGTCTTGATCGCCCCGCCGAGCTTCCAGCCTTGACTGATCGCAACGATCTTTTCCGGAGGAATTTCTCGTTCAATCATTGCGTCATAAATCGCGCCAATACCGACTGGGTCGCAGCCCACTTTGTCGAGGAGCCCGGATGCCTCTACCTGCTCTACCAGGTCAGCCACATCCGCTACGTCATCACCAATTCGCTCAGATAGCGTCAGATTCCCGTCCTTCTCGAAATCTTTAAACCGTGGGGCTTCGGCCTTTCTCCGCTCGAGCACTGACGGGTGAGCCCAGGCATGAGTCCAGACCAACCAATCGCGTGTTCGCTTGTCACGACCTACGGCGGCAAACCCAAGAAGGTCATCAAGCCCACCGCCATCAATACCCACCGCAATCACCTCGGACATTTCGATCAGCTTGTCCAAGGTCAAAATAGGGATAGCCGCAGCAGCCCAAAAATCCGCACCAGCCCAGCGATCAGAGCGCAGCGCAAGACCGATTTCAACGTTCAAGTGCTTGGACATAAAACCAAGCACCTCGGCCTCACCCGCCTCCTCAGCCTTGCCCATTTCACGAATCAGGAATTTTTCGCTGACCGAGTAACCCATGTTGGGGTTGGTCACGTAGAAGTTCTCGGGTGAACGATGCGCTCCGGCATCAATCATCCATTTCGGAAACTCATAGATGATCGGAAGGAAGTTCGGATCAACAATCGTGCCGTCTCGCACGCCACGGGCGTACATCAGCTTTTCGCGAAAAACACCCGCCGGCGGCTGGTCCGACTGAGTCGTGAGGTAGATCACGAAACCTTCTGGCCGGGAAGCCAATCCACCCGTCGCTTCTCGAAGCATGTTCGCCGCATGTGGGTTCTTGCCGAACAGGTGCAATTCGTCGACCAGGACAACCGCAGCCTTCTTACCGCCAACTGTATTCTGGTCAGCGGCTACGACCTTCAAGGTCGCGCCCGATTCGCGGTGTGTGATCGTTCGAACATGGTCCTGAACGTGCAGCAGCGCGCTCAGTTCCTCGTCGTGCTTGATCATATCCCTGGCAGGGGCATATGCATTATTGGCTACCTCAATGGTGGGCGCCAAAATGATGAACTCTGCGGACTGCCGCCAATTGCGGATCAGCACCGTAAGCATAATTGCAGCGGCAATCGTGCTTTTTGCGTTCTTCTTGCTGATGAGCAGGAAGAACTCCTTAATGAGGCGCTCACCGGTTTCAGCGTTGTATGCACCGAAAATTGCGTTTCCTAAATCATCAATCCATGGGGCGCATGACTGACTGATCAGCGGGCTGCCTGGAGCATCCACAATGCGAAGATCGCCCATGACCTGCATGCAGGCCCGGGCCTCGTCAGGAAACAGTGGCGCAAAAGGCACCAGCGACTGGCGATTTACAATTTTCGTTTCCCAATCTGGGCAACTGGTACTCCAGACGGGCTCGCTCATTTACTTCACCGATCTCAGTTGAGGTGGTGCGGCAGCACCGAACTTGCCCTTGCTCGCCGATTTCGCGGCCTGGTCCTTTTCGTCCTTCTTGCCTCCTTCGCCTTTGCGCGGATGCACGAAAGGCATCAATGCTTTGGCGGCATCAACTCTCAACTTCGGCTCGGTGCTGAAGTCGTTCATGGTGGCCAACAAGAAATCTTTCGGGTCGGAAAATGACAACACCCTGGCGGCATCAAATGAGAACGCTTCGGCGCCCTCATCCAGATCAAGGGGGGCCTGTTTAGGGACATGGGCGGTGGCACCGCCATTAACATTCTTGTTAACGGGGGCGCCTGCCAACGCAGCCATAACCATTGGATGCTTAGCCAGCCTAGATCCGGCGGCCGAAGCGCTGGAAGCTGCGTATCCTGCGGCTATTGCCGCGTCACGATTGGACGCACCTCTCCTAACAGCCTCGACAAATGCGCGCTGTTTAGTTGTTAACGCCATTAACAAAAAACCTGTGAGAGGGAAAAAATCTCTACATGAGATCGGGGGCGGTGTCCTGTACAAAACCTTCCACGGTTTAGACCCGCCCCATGGGGTACTGGCGTGCTACATACACCAAAACGATATGGGTTCTCATTTACGCGCGCCGCTCCATCAGCGCGCCTTCCCCAAGCCTTCAGCTGACTCCGAAGCAGTCTTCAGCTTGTGGCAGGGGATGCAGAGCGCCTGGAGGTTCGCATCATCATTCGTGCCGCCCCTGGCCCTGTTGAGGATGTGGTCAACCTCAAGCTGCTGAGTGATAACGCCACACGCCTGGCATGTGTAGTTATCCCTGAGAAGAATCGCAGCACGTATTCGCCGCCAAGGACGACCGCCACGACCGGAACCCCAACCATCGACACCCTCGGGTGCCACTGGCAAAGCGAAGGGCCGGGACTCTGCTGCACTCATGCGAGGCTTGATGCTAGTCAACCTGCTCATCACCAGCCTCCTGCCATCTTGGCGCCTACAGCCACACCAGCGATAAAGACCAGGACCAACAGCATCGAGCCGATGCTTGGGATGATCGATGCGGGCCGGGGTGTGCGCATGGTTGGTGGCAGAGGCGACGGCCGCCCGTGCCTTTCAGTTGTGGGCGGTGGAAGGCGTTCAGCGTGGCGGGACAGGCACATCAGCTGAAAGGATCGGCAGGCTTGGCGATCGAGCGAACGAACCACATAAATCCCTGCTGCAAGTTCGTCTTGGCCAGTGCCAGCAGGCGCTGGTCGACGCCCTCAATCTGGCCGATCTGCTTGAACAGTTCGCCGGTGTCAGCTTCCAGCGCCTTGATGGAGTTCATGCCATCGATTTCGGACTGGTTCAGGTCGCGATAGCCGGTGATTTTCTTGTGCTGGTTGTCCATGGGTGAATCCTCATGTTGCGCGCCACGATTAGGCGCATTCGAAATCGTGGCGCGAACTACTTGCTCTGGCTGCGCACGATCTGCGCATCCACCTGGTCAGCGCAGGTATCCAGCAATTTGATGGCCTTGTCCTTCAACTCCCACACATCGCCATTGATGCGAAGGTCGGCTTCGGCCTGGTCCACCCGCTCACAGGGAATCAGTTCGGGCGCTTCAATTCTTACGGCCTGGGTCTTTGTCACCACCGCCGGCTTTGCCGCGCAGGCCGTCAGGCAGAGGCTGAGCAGCCCAGTCACGAACATGCTTGCTGTTGCGCTTGAGATTTTCAAAGTCTTTCCTCGCCTTGTCGGCTTTCTTCTCGCTGGCCCTGATGCGCTTGGTCAAGTCTTTCAGGTAGTCAGCGTTGCGCTGGGCCTCGCCCCGCAGGGTTGTGATGGTGGCCTGGCTCTCGGTGTTGGCCTTGATGGCGTCCACCTTCGCCTGGGTCTCAACGAGCTTTTCGTCTCGCAGATCCTCGACCCGCATCTGCTGGATGCCGACAAGCAACAGGCCCACCAGGGCGACGATGATTGCTACTGCGATCGCCTTCATGCTGAGTCCGCCTTTCTGCCCAGGAACCGAATGATCAGGTCACGGATCGCCGTGACGCCGATGAAGCCAATGGCACCACCAGCCGCCACCGACAAGCTCGGCGGCCACTCCATCCATTCGATGATGCTGCTGGCTGACAGGCTCAAGGCCCCACACAGCAGCGCCTCGAACAAGATGCGCCAATAGTTCGGCTCTTTGGCGTCGTACAGCACGCGCAACAGCGTGATCGTGAAGGCCATGATTGCGCCCTGCCACAGTGGGTTCGAGAGGACCAGCCAGACCTGGGCCCAGAAGTCGGGGTTTTTCTCAGGCATGTTCGAGGACATCCGGCAGTCCTCCCTTTGGGGGAGCGTGATAGGTCCGGCTCCAGCAGCACTCCCAGGTCGGGGCGATGGGTGTGGTGGGGCCGAAAACGAAAAAGCCCCGGCAAATGCCGAGGCTCAGTTAAAAAACTATGGGAATCAGAAATTAGGGTTGGCTATACGTTCCTAGCGAGAAGCCACTAACAGCATCGAGGCGACCTCGCCACAAAAGCCCCTCAGGCATGGCTGGAACCATATCTCTACCACTGACGTATCGAGCATCTTTGAGGTGAATAAAGTCTTCGTGAAGACTCGCCGCCTCAGGTTGACCCCACTCCGCGAAGCTCGAACGAATATCCTCATTTGGACCGCTGGGCCAGGCCTGGGAAAGCGAGTCGGCAAAACCATCGAAGAAATCTTTGGCAGAGATCAACGTCCCGGTAATCACTCCACCAGCGATGACAAGCGTTATGCCAAATGAATAGTTGTGGTTATTTACTGTTGTATTGAGGGTCTTCAGGAAAAGATCAGGCATGACGCACATCCTTCTAGGCTACCGATAATCAGCCATCACCATGCCACCACACCAACTTGCAATCAACCTCAATGCTTCGCTGCATAAGAAAGCAAAAAGCCCAACTTTAGAGTCGGGCTTTGCTCGCGGAAAAACCGCAAAGTAACTGAAATCTATATGCAGGGACCGGGGCTGTCAAGCGGCCTGACGGCGAATGTCTAAAGCCCCATCAATCCACGCGATACCCGCCTTCCAGAGCCCGCGCGTCTTCTCTTCGCCGAAGCCCATTTTCTTGCCGACCTCCATCAGCGAGCTGTCGCGGGTGGTGTAGTACTTCATCAGCACCTGGCCGCATTCCGGGTAGCGTTTGAGCAGGCGGCCCATCAATCCGTCAATCATCAATGCATCGTCATCGGTGATCATCGGCGAAAGAATGGTGTTCTCGCGGGACGCACAGCAAGCCACGCCAGAGCCAAGCACAACCCAGCGGCCCCAATGCTCCAGCAGATCCTCGGCGGTGCGTTCTTTAAATGTCGGCGTGAAGGCCATGGCTCAATCCCCTGTGTAGTTGGTGCCGCCGGCGCCGCGGCGGTTGTTCTGGTCGTAATAGTTGAGAAGGCCCACGGGCTTTAGGTCGCTCTTGCTCGCTAAGAACATGTCATGCGCGGCATTCAGGTTGAAACTCAATTGGGTCACCAAATCCTGAAGTGAAAGCGGCTCACCGCCATCCGCCCGGACCCAACCCGAGGCGTGGCAGTCAATGCAGTCCAGGTGATGAAAGAGGCCTTGGACCACTGCCTTTCCCTTGCAGGACTTGCAATGCTCCAGCGGAATCAGGGTGCGGCGGAATGCCGGGCCGTGGGATTTCTTCATTTGGACTCCAGCAGCAGCTTGTGCAGCGCGTAGATGTCGTCACCGTCCGAACAATGGGCGGTGTGCCTGACCAAGTGCCGATCGCCCGTCGACATTTTCACGTCGAGAACCTGCCAGCCGTTCGAACTGCGGATCACCACCGAACTGACATCGGCGGGATTCACGGCGAGGCCGGTGTGCCTTTCGAGCAAAATCATCATTTTTAAACCTCGCCTTTTATGGTTTCTGAATTTGGCTAGAGGCCGCGCCATTTAAGGCCTCGGCGCCATTGTGCGAATTTCCGTTTCTAGTCATGGTCGAGCGGTGAATCAGGTTGAAACCCTTCCCGTCTAACCAGTCGTGCCACTTGTTCAGCGCCTCACGCTTGAGCAGTTCCGCCGAGGTATGGATGTAGGTCTGCACGTTGCGGGTCATCGTGTGGTTCACCAGCATCTCGCCGATCAGGAAGTCGACGCCCAGGTCAGTCCAGCCGGTTCGGGCCACCTTGCGCAGGTCGTGACTCGTCCACTCACCCTTACCCAGGCGCGTGAACACAGCGCAGGCCTGGCTATCACTCATCGGGCCACGGATACGGGCGGGGAACAGGTAGGTGCCCTTGTAGCCCTTGGACGCCTGCCAGTCCCGGTACCGCTCCAGCAGCGCACAAACCTGATGGGTGAGCGGCAGGTGATGCTCACAGCGGGTCTTGGTGTTCTCGGTGGGAATGAACCACTCGCCCTGCTCACCCAGGGTCAGGTGGGACCATTGTGCTTGCCGGGTCTCGCCGGCGCGGGTGCCATGGCACAGCATCATCAAGGCCAGCATGCAGTCCTGCGGGTGCTGATCGAAGCCGTCGGCCAGTTGGCCTATGACTTGCTCGAGCTGCACCGCACGCAAGCGAGACGGCTTCGGCTGAATGCGGGCCTTGGTGAAGTCGGTGAACTTGAACCCGGCGATGGGGTTGGTGGTGATCAGGCGCAGCTTCTCAGCCTGGCGGAAGGCGACGACCAGCACGCCCCACATCAGTCGCACATAGGACAGCGACATTTCGGCCTGCATCGGCCACATAACCAGTTTGTCGAGCGTGGCCCGGTCAACGTCCTCCACCACCAAGGTGCCGAGCCGTGGTTTAAGATGGCATGAGATGATCGATGTGTTGGTGGAGCGGCGCTTCGCTGAGAGGCTGCGATCAACGGACTGGCGGCCAGTGAACCAGTCGAGCAGCTCGCCAACGGTGTGCAGCGTACCGGCAGCGGCGGATGCCTTGGGATCGGCGGCCAGGCGCTCGCGAATCTTGGGCAGCGCGCCGACCAACCCCTTCACAGGCAGCTGCGGAAACCCGGCGATCTTGTCCCACTTGTTGCCCGTCACCAGGTACCAGGTGCCGCGCTCGCGGTTTTGATGGAAGCGAAAATACACGCCCGGGTACCGAGCATCCCGCAGGTCACGGATACCGGCATTACCGGCCTGGCGCCGTATCTCGGCGTCGGTAAACGAGGTGAGCATTGTCTGGGTCATGCCGCAGCCCTGGTTTGTGGTTGGAGTAGGTAGGCGCGGATGGCCTCAATGGCGTCGAAGTGCCCACGGCAGACGATGGCCAGGTAACCTTGATCGGTCAGCGCCTGCAGGTATGCGTCCTGGGCCGGGGAAACGGCGGCGTCATGCGGCGCCGTGGCCTTGAATTCGATGTACAGCCCGAAGTACCCGCCGCGGGCCATCGGCAACACCAGGTCAGGCACGCCCGCTTTCACGCCCTGCTCTTTCAGCTTCATTGCCACCAGCTTGTGCCGGTGCCCGCCGTTCGGGACGTGGTAGATCAACTTGGCGGCGGCCGGATAGCGCAGGCTGATCTCCTTGATCAGCGCGGCCTGCTCAAGCCCCTCGCGGTCCACTGACTTGGCGCGCGTGGGCTTCGAGCTGAATGGCTTCGCGGTGAACGGCTTCAAAGCTTCACCTTCCCTTCGCGAATGAGGATGTCCTGGGTGCGCATCACGCCCTCTGCTAGGTAGAGGCGAACCTCATCTCGGGTCAACTGAACTGGCGATCGCAGGCGGCCGTCGGCGATGTCATGGCAGTACCCGCATGCCCAGGCGGCCTGGAAGTCGTTCGGCTTCATGCCAATACCGCAGGTGCCGCCAAGGCGGTAGTGCGCCAGGACAGTGGTGGACGGTTCGCAAGAGCAGCCAGGAAACCGAACCTGGCAGTCACGGTCGCGGGCCGCTTTGGTCAGGCGACTCATCGCGAACCGCCCGCGAGCTTGGCGCGAAGCTCGGCCAGAGCCCCCTTACCCACCTCAGGCGTGATTCGCCCGTCAACCTTGGCTGGCAGCGCCTTGGGCATTGGCTGAAGTGGCAGACCGTCAAGCAGGCGCCGAGTTGTTATCGTGTAGTTGCGCTCGAACAGCTTGAGGCTTAGCGCCGTTTCGAGCCTGTTCAGGCTCTCAAACCCGCACTCCTTGGCCGTGTGCCACACCGCGTCATGTGACCACTTACCCTGGCCAGCCATGCTCGGGTGAGCATTTCGCACGGCTTCGCGGTGAGCAGCTGCAAGCGATGGCAAACCCAGCATTTCGGGAGACGGCTTGCACCATTCGATGAATTGCCCAGGGCTCGGGATGAAATCAGATACCTGTTTGCGTGCCTTGATCATGCCGAATTCGATCTGCCCCTGAGTGCGGATGCCTTCGTCAAGGAACGCTTGCATCCACTGGACCTTGGCTGCGCGGTAGGTCTCCTTGTCGGGCCATGCTTGGCGCCAGGCTGAGCGGATCAGGCGAAGCTCAGTGAATAGGTCGTTGATCGCGGAGGCCATTTGGCGGCGGCCTTCGTCCTGGGGCGAAGCGCTTTCGTCGGCCGAGATAAATTCGCCTGCCTTGGGGTTGGCCCAAAGGCCCTGGGTTACGGCGGATACTTGCTTCATCATGATTGCACCCCGTTCTGCCAGTCAGTGCTGTCATCGTCGAAGTCGGAGGCTGGTACGGTCTTCTGCCGAATGGGCGTGACGTTGTTCGCTGCAGCGCGGACCTTGTCGTTGTTCACCCACTTGACCAACATGCTCACCCATTCGGCCTGGGTGTTTACTTGGTGTTGCGGTTCGTAGTGAGCAGTGAACGCGATGCGCACTTCTTCGGTGAACAGGTCGAGTGCCAGGCCACGGTGGAATGCGTAGGTGGTCAGTAACTTTTCGTCCGGCACCCAGTCGAGCGTCATCTCGCTGGGCATTCGAGGGTCAACAGGCTCCTGCGCAGAGATAGGGTTTTGATCTTCTCTTCTCTTCTCTTCTTTAGGTAACGCGCCGCTAACGCTTGAACCGTTACCTTTTGCGTTACTTGCCTTGTGGTTTGCCACACGCTTTGCCGTGAGAAGCCTGTTTTTAGAGGTCTTGCCGTTGTGACGGTCGAAATGAGGAAGGCTGATAACACCGTCCACCTCGATCATCCAGGCCACCGATTTCATGTGTTCGCAGAAACCGATAACCCCAACCAGACGATCAAGTAACTTTTTGCTAACGCTTGGAGCGTTACCATTTTCTGTTTGTTGGTCGAACCAGCCCCATACGCGCATCAGCTTTCCGACTACAGCATCGGGGTCGATATCGGCCAGGTCAGCGATCTGGCAGACCTCGGGCTTGTCCAAGGTGGTGAGTTCGAATTTGATCCAGTCGCCGGCCATTACGCGGCCTCCTGCAGAAGTTCAGCGAGGCGTGTGAGCCCCTTTGGGGTGATCATTGGATCGAACGCGGCGCGCTCTAGGCCGGTCTCTGGATCAGGCTTCAGGGCAGTGACCTTATGGGTCATATGTCCGGAAGTGATGCGCGGCTGGTACGCAACCCAGCGCTTGCATCCATGGCGGCGGAATATCCAACGATTCTGTTCGAGCCATGCAAAGAGCCGAGATGGTGCAATGCCAAGCTGTTTGGCCGCGTCAGTGATGCAGATAGCTCCGCCAGCGGCCGCCAAACGTTTGATAGCCGCAACCTTTGGCGCCTGGACTGAAACCAGGCGCTGTAGCTCACCGTTCTTTTCGGCCAGGTCTGCCGCGAGACGCAGGGCGTCTGGAAGAGTTTGAGGAATAGCTAAGTGTCGCGACACGCTTTCAAGTTCGCCAAGTCGTGTCACGACACGATGACGAAGCGGAATGCTGTAGCCGGTCAGTAGGTTTTCAGTGAGGATGCGGTCGAGTAGGAACTCGGCGGTGTAGCCGCGCCCATCCTTCTCTTCCTGAAGATGGAGCAAAGTTGCGCCATCTTTCTGAAGTGCATCACGCATCACGCGGATATCACGAATGACGTCCTTGTGTTGCTTGCCAGTGAGATCAGCGATCTCACGGCTCGACATGGTGACGGTATTGCTTGGAGCAACAAGTGTGTTCATAATGGCCCCACAAGTTTTTTTGCTGTTGAAAGGACCGCCCTGCCAGGCGGTTTTTTTATGCCTGCGATTCAGGCGGCCTTCAGCGATTCGCGAAGGATGTGCAGCGCTTCGATTGCTTCCTGAATTGCTTTCTCGCCCTGTGCCTTTTCGTGCTGGCTGATGTGGTTGTCAGCGGCCGCATCGAAGATCAATCGACCGACGTCACCGCACTCGGCGGACAGGTGGCCCAGGGCCATCATCAACGGTTTGGCCGCAGGCTTCTCACGGGCGACCAGCTCATAACCAAACTTGTCCGCGAGTGCCATCAAGGGCCGCATGTCGCCGGTATGCAGCAAGACACCGAACAGATGCTCGATGGTCAGGTGGTGAGCGGAGTTATCCGGGTTCGAGCGCTGCAGCAGGCTCACATGCGCAAGACACATCTTCCCCGCCAGCTCCTCTGCCCCACTTTCCTTGATGGTGGTGTGGCAAGCCCTCAAGAAATCTTCCATTCGTAAAACCTCAAATTTGTTTCCGTGGCGCCCTTGAGATACTCGGGCGATCATTGGCTCATCGATCAGGCCGCCGAGTCGTTCATCGGCTGAGCTGGGTCGTCTTCACGTCGGGCAACAAGTTGACCCGCAGACTCTTTTTCGAGAACGCATTGCATTGGGTAGGAAAAGCCTCCCGCCGTACGGCACTGCGATACCCGGCTACCGGTCACGCGAAGGGCGTCGCCGATAGCGCGGCCAGTGCCGAAATATTTCAGGGCTTCGTCGTAGGTCATGGTTCGTCTCCAGGGTCTTTGGCGAGTTTAGAGTTCTTAACAACACAAGGCAAGTTATCTAAACAGGGAACTGTTTAGAATCCTAAATATGGAATTCAAAGATCGAGTTGCTAAGCGAATGAGGGAGCTGAGCCTCACCGCTACCGATATCAGCAAATTGACTGGTGTATCAAAGGCCACGGTCAGTTTTTGGGTGGGCGGAACTAATGGCGCCAAGGGCAAGAATCTGCTCGCCCTGGCGAAGGCATTGGAGTGCTCGCCGGACTGGCTATCGGAAGGGACAGGTCAGCCGGGTGATGCCGTGGCGGTCGATGGACCAAAGGCCGGCTCATCCAGCGCGGAGCTGGTAGCACACATGCTGGCGTCTAAGGCGGGTAAAAACCTATCGAACAAGGCGCGAGAAATGGTACTGGCCGCAGCGGTCGAGGCTGATATCACGGATGCGAATGATCAGTCCTACATTCCCGCGAATATTGCGTCGCTGCGCCCGCTCAAAGAAGAGATCCTGATTCCCCAGTACGACGTACGCGGGGCCATGGGCCATGGACAAGTGCCGGCCGACTATAACGAGGCGGTGCGTAACCTGGTGGTGCGAGAGGAGATGCTGCGCGAGAAAGGCGTAACCTATACGTCCACCACAGCTCTGGCGATGATCACCGGCTGGGGTCAGAGCATGGAAGGCACAATCAACGACAAGGATCTGGTCATTGTGGATCGTGGAATCGTCGAATTCATCGGCGAGGGTATCTATGTGGTCACCTGGCACCAGGAGCTATACATTAAGCGAATGATGCGACTGGACGAATACCACTACCGGCTTATATCCGACAACCCGCACTATGAAAACCAGACTGCGCGCATTGACGACGTTACGATCCACGCGAAAGTTTTATTAATTTGGAACGCCAAGAAGGCGTGATAGCAATTGGCCCTGGTGCTAGAATTACCTCCTTCTATGGGAGGGATGCCAATGCTTTTTCAGCTTCAGAAATTTTTCGCGATCCTAGCGCTCGCAACCTTGGCTGGTTGTGCTGCTGGTCCGACCCCGCAAGATATCGCGCAAGCTGACTACGGCTTCCCGGTTGAGCAGGATCAAGCGGAATCGCGGATCAAACAGTATTTCAGCCGTACTCTTAAAGACCCCTACTCTGCCCAGTACCAATTTTCCCAAGTGGAGAAAGGGTACATGGTTGGTAATGTCTTCGACGGTCGTAAGCTCTACGCTGGCTATCTTATCTCCGTCAACGTGAATGCGAAGAATAGCTATGGCGGCTACACAGGCGCCGAGGGATATCAATTCCTGTTCCAAAACGGCGCTATGGTAAAAGGGGTTTCTCGCCTTCCAAACGGCACGCTGTTTCCACTGTTCTGACCAGCGTTGATCTTGAAAGCCCGCCGAGAGCGGGCTTTTTTGCGCCTTTCAAAAAGGCGCTGGCTCTTCTTCAACTACCGAAAGCTCTTCATGTTGCTGAACGGCCGGGTCATTCTCAGTAGACGCTTCCCACTTCAAGGTGACGGCGCCGTCGTCATTGAACGTCATTTCTATGCCGTCGGTATCCGATAGCAGCCCCATCACTTCGTCCCACTCCCGCTCGCCGTCGTTGTCCAGGCGATGGATAGTTACCCAGCGCTGCTGCTGGGCGATTGGGTGATTAATCATTGATGATACGCGCAGCCCGAGACTCTCAAGACCAGTCATTACCACCCTCTCCTGCTGTTCCTGTCTTTTCTTTTTTGCCATTTCTAAGTCCCTTATAGCTGTATTTTTATACAGTAATTTGGCGATCATACCCTGCTGTTTTCCCACACGTAAACCACTAGTTACCGACATATCTCAAAGGCAAGCTTCGGCCTGCCTATTTAGTTTTCTTAAAATATATGTTGACGAATTTTGTTTAGTTTTCTAAATTGGCGACATCGCAGCGACTAACGAGGGACTGCGAAGGGCCTCAAGGCCTGAACCGCTCTTTAACAGTCAGCGCAACAAACAACAGACCGCATTGCCTCTACCGGCGACCGGCGAGCAGACAGGCCCGAAAGCCTGCCAACGATAGGGAAAACCCTGTACGGCTGCTCGATGGTGAAACGCCTGAACCGAGTGAGTGACCCGGCAAGCAATGCGCCCCGCCCCTTCCGGCGGCAATAGGAGGGAAAGCATCACTTCTGCACCTTGGAAACAGGGTGCAGCGGGATGACAACCGAGAGGTAACAGCCCATGAAGCACGCAACAGCAATCTCCCAGCTCGAAACCCACGCATCCAACTGCGAAAACAACGCAGCCATCCAGGAGCGCGAAGGCGAACACGAAAGTGCCGCCACCAACCGTTCCAACGCTGCCGACTACCGCCAGGCAATCGAAACGCTACAGGCCGAATAAGCATCACTTCTGCCCATTCAACGAGTGGGCAGCGGGATGAAAAACGAGGGCAAGAAGAGATGATCATCATCAAAGATGAGTTCGCAGGCGGTGCACAGGTAAGCATGGAGATGGACAAGAACGCGGGTGAACTGTTTGTTTTTTATTGCCCTGCCGGACAGGGGTGCAAAGTCAACAAGTGGCCGCTCGATAGCTACCACATGCCTATTGCAATGGCGCATTACGCGGAATGCTGCGCGCTGGAAAGCGCAGCCTAAACAACCAGCGCCACGACAGCCTGTCGTTAACTGCCCGAGCACCTGGTACTCCCCAGCACCAGGCCGCATCGGGATGTGATCTGTTTGCCCCGCAATGGGTGGGCCCAGTAATGGGAAGCCGGAGCGGAGGAATATGGGAGGCGAAAGCCAGTAAGCCGGGCAGCCCAGACCGGACGACAGATCACACCCCGATGCGGACGAACATACGGCACGCGCCGGCCACCTGCATCCAACAAGCCTAGAGAACGGTAGCCACTGCCAGCCCAGTGAGCGAACAGAGGGAGGATTGGCAGCCATGTGAACCACAACGAACCCTAGACGCCACAGCGTCGACCGCGTGACGTAGGGAGGTCTACGAAGCGCACTGAAAGCCCGGTTTCGACTGGGCTTTTTTACGACTGGCCTTTACCCGTCAGCACCCTCCCCTGGGCCCACCGGCACCCGCCAGGCGGTCAGGGTGCTGACGAATAAACGCAACCACAACCAAGGAGTCGGCATGAACCCAGCCATCCAACAAAGCCAAGCCGTTCTGCAGGCCCTGCGGGAACGTGTTTCGCTTTCCACTTCGGAGATGTACATGAAGATCGGTCGCGAACAGCCAGTGAAGGTGCCGCGCTTCAACGTGGTGCCGCTCGGCAAGAACCTGTTCGATGAGGTGGAGCGCTCCACAGGCGTTTCCCGCGGTGCACGTACCGGCCACGACGGTGCTTGCCAGTACGCCGATCAGCTCGAGCGCAACGCTGACTTTTTCAGCGCAGTCACGGCCACGTCGAAGCGCTTCGGATGGCGAATGGCGCGCTGGACGGCCGGCTTCTCGGCGCTGCTTGTGCTGTTCGCCTACTACGGTGCACAGCCATGATCGGCGAGCCAATGCCGGATCCACGGCGGTCGATCATCGACGAGCTGAAACAGCAGCTGGACGCCTTCTTCGGTTCAGGCAAGACAGACCAGGTCATCCCGAACGGTGTTGGCGTCGATGGTCCCTACAACGGCACCACGGCTCACCATGAGCGCCTGCGCAAAGAACGCGACAAGCTGGCACCGTCCGTACGCGCAGAAGCAGCCAAGGGTGTCGTAGCCAGCGTGGCAGCGAAGAACCTGAAGATGCACATCAAGCGCGTGACACTGATCGCCCAGGAGAACGGCTTCAAGTTCGCCGACACCCCATGAGGCGGATCAACAACCAAGTGCGACAACGCCGGCGGCAGGCATGGCTTGATTTGCCAGCACATGAAATCGAAGGGGTAGGCCATGGCCAAGGACAACGCGCAGATCCAGCGGGACAAGCGCTTGAAAGAGAAGGCGCTGCTCGACAGGATCGGCGCCGAGAAGCGAACGCTGATTGTCTCGAAAGCGCTCGATGACGCGCTTCAAGTGCTGGGTGAGCGTCACGACTTTGAGGAATGGCAGGAAACGGTATCAACCTTCCTGATCAATCTGGCGGCAGCACCCGCCGAAGTGTCGGCCCGTTTCGTGAACATGTCGCGACCTGATTTCGAGATAACAGAAAAGCAGTCGCGACAGCTTGAAGAATTCAGCAAGACCGGTATCGAACCAGCATAACCCACCCTACTCGCTGCATCCGGTAACCGGAGGGCGGCGCCTGACTGGAGATAATCCATGGACGATCAGTTCTACCTACAAGACAGCCGCAGTCACGTCGGTGATGGCCTGACCTTCCACGGAAAGGAGCACCGCGGCTACTACACCGACTTGGACAAGTGCGAGCTGTACACCAAAGAAAAGGCCTGCGGGCACCGTGACACCGACATCCCATGGCCGAAGCAGTACATCGACGAACGCGCCCATTATGGCGTCGACTGCCAGTTGATGGACGAACAAGCCAGCAACTCCATGCTGGAGCCAGGGTGCCGCGTCTACCTGCAAGTGCCAGGCAGTTGGAACGGCAATGACGTCTACTGGATCGGCTGGAGCAGGGGTCAAGTCACCGCCGATCTTGGCCGCGCCTGCAATCTGAATCTGGAACAATCGCGGATTGAGTTCGCCGCCGAACTCACAGCCGGAACGCGAAAACTATGGTCTGCCGACTACATAGATTCCATTCGCCGACGGTTGGTTTGGCGCCAGGACGTTGATCTTAAGCAGGCACTCCGAGGCACCGGCATCAAATTAGCGAAACCGAAAAAACCACGGGGAGAAGTTTTCAACTGTGGCGGTTGCGGCCGTTTCGTCAGCGACATGCAGCGCTATCGCGAAGACTGCCGGAACTGCGGGGCAAGCAACACGCCTTGAGTGTATTAAGCCTATAGAGTGGGCGCTGATCCAATCGGGAGCAAATCTCCAAACCCCCATACCGCTGTCCCGATGAGTACCACCGCGATCGCGATTCGACCGAACCAGACAAGCTGCGAATAGTACCGTGCTCGCGTGGCTGTATAGCTGTTGTCAACCATCATGCCCGGGGTCAAGACCCCCATCATGTCCGCTGATTTTAAGTGAGCAAGAAACGCAATACCCGCCATTACTGCGCCAGACCGGGAAATCCAAAGACTCGGTTTATCCAGAGTGGAAACCAGTATTAGCGTGGCGATTGGAGTGGCTAACGCCAATAGAGTGTAAAAAATGAACCACCTCCTATGTTTAAGAATTTCTTTCTCATAGAGGCACTCAACTGCACCCATCTGTTTCTCCTCGATCCGGCTCCATGCCGGTCACCCGTAATACCCCATATCAGCGATATAATGCCAGATTGGCGAGGGTTATGTGCCAATGGAGAGCTAATAAATAACATCTACTATCCATCGGCATCCCTCTTGCCCATCACCGCCTTGTAGAGAGCAGCAAACAGCGCCGTAACAACGGCAAAAAGAACAGTCCCAATTCCCCCTAAGATCCACTTTTGCATATCGTAGATACGATCAACCTCTACAGCAACTGCCACTCTATTAGCCTCGATAGACTTCGCCATATTTTCTTGATCCTTGCGAAGCATTGGAATTGATAATGCTTTTTCGGGATTATCAGAGATTGAACGTTCCAAAACTGAAAGTCTCGAGTCGATTTTTATGACGCTTGACTCAAGCGCGGAATACTGCAAGTAATCAAGACCTTGAGAATTATCAGTCTCCCGCTGTTTAGCGATCAACGTCTTGGCTCTCTTAAAAACACTTTCCCAATCTGGAATTTCGGACCTTAGTTTGTCAACTTGATCTGATGTCGCAAATTTTTTCGGCAACGCACCGCCCATCAGATCACTTAAGGCGGATGTCTTTTTATCCCAGTTTAGAAACTGGTAAGTGACGGCTATCGTTGATGAAAGAACACCTAGAAGAGCGACGGATAGTGTAGCAAGTCTTACACTCCTGAACCTCTGTTCGTAATCCAACCTACGTCCTTCCAGATGCTCCGTCCCAAATAGTTGGGCATGTGAGTCACCTTTCGTTTCGCTCTGAATTCTTCGTATGGCATCGGCCATCGCTTCATCACTTACTTCGCCCATGGACATTCACCCGATGTTTATAGATATCAAGGATACCTTATGCCCATTATCTATGGCAGCGTCTGCACTGGAATCGAGGCAGCGACAGTAGCCTGGCACCCGCTGGGCATGAAGGCCGCCTGGTTCGCCGAGATAGAGCCTTTCCCCTCGGCGGTCTTGGCCCACCACTACCCCGACGTGCCGAACCACGGCGACATGACCAAGTTGGCCGCCCTGGTGCTGGCCGGCAAGATACCGGCGCCGGACGTGCTGGTCGGCGGCACCCCATGCCAGGCTTTCTCGGTCGCCGGTATGCGGGAAGGCCTCACCGACCCGCGCGGCGCCCTCACCATCAAATACGTGGAGCTTGCAGATGCAGTTGACTATGTTCGCGCCGGCCAGCGAATGCCCGGACGGCCCCCGCTACAAGGCGATCGGCAACAGCAAGGCCGTCACCGTGGTTCGCTGGATCGGCAGGCGCCTTCTGCATCAGATCACAACCAGCCCGTACGGATGATCATATCGACCAGCCGAATAATGGCGATGACCAGGTCTATCACTTTGGTAAGTTTTTTCATCTTGAGCTTCCTTGGAAGACTCAAAGCCAACGATATGGCTTCGTAGTCTATAAGTGCCCAATTAATTCAAAGCTCGGCCGACCCTTCCTCTTGGGTTTTTTCCAACTCCCCCACTCAACCGCCCGGGCATGGCCCGGCAAGGACTACCCGTGATCAACCTGTTCTGGCGCTTTGTCGCCAAGCTGCTTGCGCGCCCGGCGGTTGCCGCCTGGCTCATCGCCCGCGCCCAACGCACCCCATACCTGCACATCATGTCCGCCGACGGCACTGAGATGTACATGGGCCGCTGGTGGCTGTTCAACCCCTACTCCCGCGAAACGCACAAGCCCGCGCTGTGGTGGTGCCCGTGGTCGTTCCGCATCCACCACATCATGCGGCACGACCAAGACCAGGACCTGCATGACCACCCTTGGAACGCCCGCACCGTCATCCTGCGCGGCTTCTACAAAGAGCAGCGCCGGCATACATGGGAGTCCGGAGGACACACCGATATTAATTACTGGCGAGAGCCTGGCGATACCGCGAGCCTGCGGCACGGTGAGTACCACCGAATCGATGAAGTCTCACCCGGCGGCGTCTACACCCTCTTCATCACCAGCAAGTGGCGTGGTGACTGGGGCTTTCTGGTCAACGGCGTGAAGGTGCCATGGCGCACCTACACCGGCACAGACAATTGAGGTCATGAGCATGAGTAAGCCAATTCAAACAGTTGAAGAGCTGGACGCCGTGCTGCACTGGCGCGGCAAGCATGCTCAGGCGATCCGGGAGCGTGACGCCCTTCAGCAGCGCCTGACCGCAGCGAATGAGAGGAATGACTTGGCAATTGACCTGATCCGGCGCGCACGCGCAGTCATTGAGGGTGGCGGGTGGGCGGACCTTGAAAGGGATATCGCCAAGTTCTTCAAGCCAGCAGATGGTGACGGCAAGCCTTGCGCCTGCCCAGGCTGCGATTCTGCAAGGCGTGCCAGCTCGCCGTTTTGCGTAGCCCACCGCTCCGCAAAAAGCCGAACGCGTGCGCAAGACCCGCTCACGGCGGAAGGCCTTGAATGGTTGATGCAAGGCGACGGGAACCAGCAGTGAAACCCAACTCCCCGCCTAATGCTGGTGCCTGCTGGCACTGGCACAACTGATTTGCTGAGGTGATTTATGGCGAGTGCGCCGAAGCCAACCCATTTTTTTTACGAATGCCGCACCTGCAAAAAACGGATCAATCAACCCATTTTTCCAGTCGCTGAAGAAACGCCTATCCCAACTTGCTGCCGGGAATCGCGTCGCGACATGGCATTTAAAGGAGCAGGGCTTTATGTCTAACCAAACGATTGACGGCGTTCTGCGTGAGGATCTGGAGCTGGTATTGATCCACGGGCATTCGACCACCGAGTCTAAAGAAGCTTGGGATCGACTGCGCGCCCTATTGGAGGCTGAATCGGCACCTTGCGCAAAATCGCAAGTTGAAGGTAAGCGTGAGCGATTCCAGAAGTGGGTGATGGCAACCAAGCACCCGGTCTACGGTTTCCTCGATGGTCGATCCCTGGCCCGTGGAGACGACCGAACCGGTTACGCCGACGAGTATGTGCAGGGTCTGTGGGTTGCGTATCTGGCGTTCGGCGCCGAGCAGCTCGCGCCGATAGCAGCGGTGCTAGACGAGAGAGATGAATTCGTGTCCTGGGTGCGCCAAGAGTGGCCGCAGGCGCCACTCAGCAATGTTCGCGACCTGCTGCCGAAAGACGACCCGCGTTACGGCGAGTATTGCGACGAAGCTCTCCAGCGAGCTTGGGTTGGCTGGCAGGCAAGGGCTGCAGTAATCGCTAAATCCTGAAAAGAGTACATCCGTACTCCACCCGCAAAACCTGTAACCCCTCCCCCTTCAAAGTCAGCCGCTATAGCGGCAAGGACGAGCTCGACCATGGAAAAGATAAAACTCGGCCCGGACCATTATCGCTACGTCGACGAGCTCGACCCGAAAGGCCTGGAAGTCACCTGCAAAAAGTACGTGGTTATCGGCGAAACCGATCAGTGCTGGTACATCGTGGAGGAATTCCACAACAACCTCTTCGGCGGCCCGCATCGTGAATCGATGCTGAAGCAGTACCGCAAACGCGTGCTGAAGGATGGTGGCGATCACGGGCGGCGATTCGCCTACACCAACAGGGCTCTGGCGCTGCGCTCGTACAAAGCCCGGAAGTCCTGGCAGTTGCGGCATGCCCATTTGTCGATCGAGCGAGCTCAGGCGGCCATCGCGTATTTCGGCGACGCCAAGACCGAAAGCGCCGTGCCGACTGATCGCCTGATTATTCCCTGCGAATACATCCAGGCCATGAACTGGAGTGAATGCTGATGAGCGGGCGCGCGGTTCACCTATACCCATGGGATGGCGGAACCGAGGCAGATCAGGATCCGCCGGAGCACGTCTACTGCGGCACAGACGGCGACATGGCCGACGAACAGCTCACCAATGACTGGCGGTACGTCACCTGCAAGCGCTGCCTCAAGATCCACGAAAAAGAGCTGGCCGCGCGAGCAGCGGACGACCGAGACCAGAAGGTCAAGCTCTTCGACGAAGCCCAGGCCATCACAATCACCCTCGGCCACCGGAACATCTCAACGGCAATAAAGGCTTTGATAAGGGAGCGCGACGAACTCAGGCATGAGCGCGAAAACCTGCGCTTAGACCGGGACGGCCTACTGGAAGCAGGAGCGCACTTACTATGATCGCCACCCTCTGGTTCGCCTACGTCTTCATCTACAAGGGGCCAAGGCCATGAATCCCTTCCTGATCACCGGCCCGGCACAGATCGGCGTCTCCGGAGGCCGAACCAGCGGGCAGATGCTACGCAAGATCCTCGACGCCCACGGCGGAAAGCTCCCTGCTGATGTTCACGCCTTCTTCCAGAATACCGGTAAGGAGAGCGAAAAAACGTTGGTGTTCATTGATCAGATAGACAAGCGATGGAACGTCGGTATCGTCTGGATGGAGTGGTGCCGAGTGTACGGCCAGCCTGACGATGCGCCGTGGTACAAGCTGGTTAATTTCGAGACGGCCAGCCGCAATGGCGAGCCCTTCACGATGATGCTCGAGTACTACGCGGCATACCGAAAAGACGTCAAGAACCTTCCTCCGGTGTTGCCGAACTTCTCGAACAACATGTGCACGGCTTACCTGAAGGTGAAAATCGGCGAGAAGCACATGCGCGCCCTGGGCTACGACGAGTGGGACTGCGTTGTTGGCATCCGCTACGACGAGCCTAAGCGCTATCACCGCATGATGGCTGCCAACGAACGCGGCGGCACACGATGGGACAACCTTTGCCCCTCTTACACCGCAGGCATCACGAAGGAGGACGTTGCGGAGTTCTGGAAAGCTCAGCCGTTCGATCTGGGCATGGATTCTGACTTCGGAAACTGCGACCTGTGCTGGAAGAAAAGCGAAGGAAAGCTGATAAAGACCATCATCGACGACCCGTCCCGGGTGATCTGGTGGTCGGGCACCGAAGAACGCTTCGGCCAGGTGTTCCGCCAAGACCGAGCCGATTACAAAACGATGGGCTGGTCAGCTGAGCAGCGCGCCAGGCAAACCGACTTCGATTTTGACTATCTCGCCGAAGACATCGACTGCTTCTGCGGCGACTAACCCCAATCCCCCTACATACCTGCCGGTGCGGTACTTCATGGCAATTGACTATCGACCCATCGCTCAGCCGCCGCCATCGCATCATCAATAGCGGACGGGTAGTCGGGCCAAGGTCCCATCAGCTCAGCTGCGACTTCGCCCAGGCCATGAATGGGCGCCGGCTCGATGATCTTCGCAGCGACCGGTGCTTTGTCGTTAGGGCGCCGCCAGACGAACTTGAGAAACATCGTTTGGCCGCGGTACGCGTGCGCAATTGGCGCATCTAGTTGATGGGGCACGCGCCCTCCTGGCGACTGGGTGGAATGAATATCCGTTTTACACCCATCCAAAAGACACAGATATCCGGGCAAAACGCCATTACTCCAATCCCCTATATGCCTGCCGGTGAGCGGCGGGCGAGGTATTCCTATGTCTGAACAAATCATTAAGTCGATGGAGCAGCTTATCGAAATCGCTCAAGAGCATGCCGTTCTGAAAGGGCAAGTTGCAGCGCTCACCAGTGCAAGTTTGGATGCAGTAAGGATCTGCACCGACCACATGGATGAAAACCTGAAATTGAAAAAAGCCTTGAGCGGGATGCTGTTCGCCTTCGATGACGGCGTAGGTCGGAACTGGTCTGCTGACCTACTGGACTACGCCAGAAAACTCACCCCAGCTGCCGAATTCAAAATCTAACCCACCTTCTGCCGCCCAGCGCGGCAAGGACACCACATGTTCGCAATCAAACTCACCCTGATCCTGCTGGGGCTGTCCGTGTACCTAATCTGCACCGTCGTAGGCTTTGTCGTGGGCATCCCTGCCCTGCTCGAATCCGGCGGAACAGCGGAAATCATCGCGGCCTTTGGCGGCTTCATCACCTGGCTGCTGATCAGCTTCGGCATGGCAATCCACATCATCAAGACAGCGCGGCCCACGGCCGGAGCGAGGTAGAGTATGGATATTCATTTTCTGTCGCACGAGGAAGTTTGCACGCTCACGGGCGCAAAAACTAAAGCTGGCCAGGTGCAGGTTCTCAAAAGAAACGGAATTCGCCACACCATCAAGCGCAGCGGCTGGCCTTGCGTCATTGCCAACGCCCTCACCGGCGAACCGGTTGCAGCATCAGCAGAAAAACCGAAATGGCAGCCACGCCTGGTGAGTTAA